GGACCATCGAATTGCGCTACCACTTCGATGTCTTGGTCGTCTTTCCCCTGCGGATTGATAACCGGGACGACTTGGACTGCGGTGATGGGGTTCTCGGGGGTCCCCTTAGCGTAGGCGAACGCTGCTTTGATCAGCACGGCCATGCTGTCGTAGAAGAGCTTGTCGTCTCTCGACAGACCCGGGTGACGAGCACCATGTTCGACCAGCCACCGCAGCCGGCTGAGATACTCGCCGCTCATGTCGAGCGTGTAGTTGTCTTCGTTGATGCGAATGCCTTTGTTGATGCTGATATCCATGTTGTTTTCCTTTTATGTGATTATTGGTTATTCCGGGATGGGTTCGTCGTCTTCATCCGGCGGCAGCAGATCCACGATCGCCTCCATCATGGGTTTCACCAAATTCATGAAATGCTTGACCGAGTAACCCGTCGACGCCAGCATCGTTTCCGTCACGCTACCGAGCTGAAAGTGCTTCAGCGCATGACCGATAAAGATAGCGTCCTTCTGACTGAGCAGAGCACCACGAATGAAGATACTGATGGTTTCGGATTCAGTTCCATTTAACTGATACGGCACATAACCATCGATGACTTCGAGAAGATAGAAAGCGCGAGAGCGTACTGCGGCATACGGCTCGATCAACTGGCTGGGTTGCATGGACAACTTGGACCAGGTGACAATGTTACTGACGAGAACTGCGCGCAGCACGTTGACGCTGTCGGGAGTCAGAACCTGACCTTGGAGAGTGATGATGTTTTTCATGGTGATATCCTTTTTTGTTGGTTGTGTTAGTTAATTATCGTTGTCGAAACAAACAATTAACCTATTTCTTTCTTGAGGTCCATCAGGGTACGATGGGTCTTTTCGAGTTTCTCTTTGAATTCGTCGCTGAAATGATCGGCACCCCAGCAGCCTTCTACCAGGATTTCGGTGAATGCCCGATGCGTTGATTTGAAAGCGGCGTCGATGTCTTTACGCATCTGCTCAACGACTTCATCGGCGGTGGTAGTTACACCCATGACATTCTCCTTATTCAACGATGACTTTGACGGTCTTGGCGCCGAGCGCTTTCATGGCGTATTCGAAATACGGCCACGTCAAAAACGAACTGCCGAAGTTATCGCGCAGGTGGTCCATGATCTGGTCATGATCAAAGTCGTTGATCTGTTCGGCTTCGATCATCGATTCCAGCGCATCGTTGAATTCCTTTTGGGTGACTTCACCCGCTTTTAGAATTTCACGGAACAACCGTGTGAGTTCGGACGAACCCATCATCAGGTCGCTGAAATGCAGTTGCGACAGATCGGTCACGTGGGTGATCACGACCGGGCGAGCGACTTCGGTACCCGACGCCAACATGCTGTTGGTGAGGCCAGTTTCGGACGGGTCGAGTTGTTCCTAGATGGGGTCATCCGCCGGTTTGACTTGAAAGGCGGAGCCATCGGGGTGTTGCAGGCCACGGACCAGATTGGCGGCATAGGCGTGGCGTTCAGCTGGGAATTGATACGACATGATGATATCCTTTCTGTTATTGGTTATTGTTGGGTGATGAGAGCGTGAGCGTTGAAGAACTGAAAGGCCAGATCGGCGATCTCAGCATTCGCAGTAAAGTGCACGGGTTCTTGGTATTCCCATTCCAGCGTACTAACGACTTTGGTGAGCAAGTACCCCCTCGTGGCACCGTTCACAAATGAGAGCACGTTGTTCATGCGTTTGAGTTCGGCGTCGTAGCCTACCAGCTCCTCTTTCAACTCATCCACTTCTTCCTGGCCAGCCGACGTCGGCAAGACAGCGAAACGCTGATGCGTGTCGTCGAGGTTGATTTTGACTTCATCACGCTCTTCGATGAGTTCTTCCAGGATATGCGTATGGTACGCGAATTCGCAGGCGATATGCTTAGCGACGAATTTATTGAAAAGTTCATTGACGGTAGTCATGATGATATCCTTTCTGTTGTTAATTATTTTTGGTGATGACCGCGTGGGCATTAAAGAAGTCAAAAGCCTTATTTGCTTTATCGGCATCATCGGTAAAATACACCGGTTCTTGACACTCCCACTCTACGGTGGTGATAACTTTACTCAGCAAATAACCCTTTGTGGCATTGCCGAGAAAAGTCAATACATTATCCATTCGCGCGAGCTTATGTTTAAAATAGACTAGATTTCGATTGAGATCGACGACTTTATCCATGTCCGCGGGAACCGGCATAGCACTAAGTTCCTGCGCTGCGCGGGCGACAATTTCCTTCAGCTCATCGCGTTCAGTTATCAATTCTTCGACATTGTGAAGGTGATAAACGTAATCGTTGTTTTTATCTTTCTTAAGGAAGATTTCGAAAAGTTCACGTGCGATTGCCATGATAGTTATCCTTCAATGTTGTTAGTTAGGGTGACTTCTAATACGGCAGTTGGATCGGTTCTGCTTCTCGGTGCGCCCACTCGGCGAATTCACGCAGAGGTAGGTGGTCAACACAGTTCGTGTTCTCTTCCAAAAAGAACGCAGTGTTGGGGATATAATTCTGAGACGGGCCCGTGATCTGCCGCAAATGCCGACGTACGCCACGTTTGTTCTGGTATGTCTTACCTTGGACCAGTTGTGCCACTTTCATGATTATCCTTTAAATGTGCCGGGTGCGCAGAGATTGTACTCTTCTTTCGCGGCGATACAGCAACGCTCCAGCACCTGACACTCGTAGAGCGAACCCGTGTGCCATTTCATCCGACGTACGCCATCGACGAGTTGAAACCAGATGATCCGCCATTTAGTGGGTTGTTTCTTAGGCCGGTTCTTCATGTGACTCCTTCGGTTGGGTTTTGGGTTTGACGAATGCCATCATCATGGCCGACACGTGATCCACCGCGGCGGCCATGGTTTCCTTGCGGCGGGCTTCCTTGACTTCCTCCGCTTTGGTTTTCGCGGCAGGTGCTTTACGGCTGGTCTTATCGAGATCATCCGGCATGGATTTACCACGCGGGAGTCGGTAAGTCTTGGTATTACCGTAGGAGCCCTGGATGGCGGCCTCTTTGCTTTCGATACCGTGGTGTCGTGCCATGGCAAAGAGTTTATTACGCAGCGTGGTTACCGCATACTGACAACCAGCGTCGCGCAGCAACTGAAGGACATCAGTGCTGGTAAGCCAGTCTTTGCCAGCCATGACTTTCCAGATACAAGTTGCGGGCCCGTCGGTTTCCAACAGGAGGGGTTCAGTTTGAATATCGTTCATGTTCATAATCGAGACTACAGGCAAAAGGAGAGGACATCCCTTGACCACCTCGTGAGAAATGGTCAAGAGAACACTCTACTTACGGAGTGTGAAGATACGGTGGTTGGTTACGTCGCACCAGCAGTAGTACATGTTGTCGGGAATACCGCCCCAGTCTGCCATGGGGTAACGCGCCGCTTCCTTCTTGATCATGCTACGCGGCATGCGCTGCGGTGCACGCGCATTCTGGATACGTGCTTTGTTCTTGGCAATGAAGTTCGGTTGCAGGTGCGACATAAACACTCCTTGTAAAAGTTATTGCTGCGGACGTTTCCATCCTTCGGTATTGGTGTTAAATTCCACACCGAGGTGACGCATCGTCGTGCGGATAGCCATTGCGGTCGACTCTACGGCGACCTTGAATGGCTTCGTTACGCTTTTCAGTCATTACGCGATGCGGGGCTGCACTTTCAATGGCTGCTGACAATTCGATGATGTGTCGCGTCAGCGCAGGTCGAATAATCTTTTGCACACCCTCAGCGAGTACCGTACCCGCCACGGTTACTTGGATGTGGCCAGTCGGCATTCTTTGAATTCTAACGCTCATGTCAAGGTTCCTGAGTTAACGGATCGGGGTGAATTGTGGTGTATAAACCACGCTACGCTGGCTGGCATTGAGGTTTGCTTCACGCAACTTCACGCGATGCGTCTCGGCTTCTGTCGGTTGACGACGTTCGAACTCGATCCAGAAACGGCGTTTAGCGCGCTGGCTGGCCATTACCACGAAGTATGGGGCTTCGCGAATGATCTCAGTCTGCGCGTGATTGAGTGTCATCTCGTCCAGATTGACCCAACCTTCATTGCCACGGACATCGACGTATTTAAACGCCATCGTGGCCGACAGGCGCCGGAAGTACGGACGGCTGGTCACGCGGATTTGAACGATACGTTGCACCTCGCCTGCTCCGACGATACCGGGGCCGACGATCGGGAAGTCAGCGTACATGATGTAAAACGTCTTGCCGACTTTAATGTCGGAGAGTTGAATCTTACCTGCTTTCGTTGCCACGATGATATCCTTGTATGTTGTTGATTATTGGGCGAGCTTTTCTGCCAGCTCAGCAGCTTTGATTTGATCCAGCATGGTTTGAAACCACCACTCCGGCACGATTTGCGGATCACCGCTTTTGGCGATGTTGTCCGATTCGATGGCTTTCGCCAACCATTCGTCAACGGTGTATTTCGTGATCGGAACCCCAAGACGCTCTTCGAGCATCTTCACGCGCATCCGTTCCAGTGTGGTTAACTTGGACAAATCAGCTCTGGTCAGTACAGTCATTGTTGCCATTCTTTTTGTTTGTTGAAATACTTACTAAAGAGACCATTTGTCAGGTCGTCCATCGACTGAACGATGCGGTCTACTGCACCGGGTTCATTGATCGAAGTGCCAAAATCCGACATTGCCCAGTTGGTCTCACTGGTCACCGGCAGATCAATACTCACACCACCCATACTGGGAAATACCCGCATGACGTGGCGGGACGCTCGGGATAACCGGGCTTTCTTTTTGTATTGACGTTTATGCGCTTGCGCTTTTTGTTGGTTATTCATAATGCGCTCCTAATTAAAAGAAATGGTACCAGCGCTTCAAGGCTTTCTTGAGTCGAGGCACCGGGACTTCTAAAGCTTCGGCGAGTTGTTTCACCGACATATGCGAGTTACGATAGAACACCGCGAGTTCATCACGCGTGATCCGCCGGCCGTCCTTGACAGCATTGTTGATCATTGCCACCGCGCACAAACGCTTACGTTCACGTTCGGCACGTTCACGTTCACGGGATTCTTGAACGAGCAACTCCATGATGCCGACCGTACCGCGCGCTAGATCGATGACGAAATTCTCGACAAACGATCCAACTTCCTGCTTAGCCTGCTGGTTCTTCATATCGGCTCCTCTTAGTGATATAGGCTCAAAATAAAAAAGCTCAGAGGTAGGGGCGCTTGCCCCTACCTCTATGCTCTCAGGTTAATGGAGAGTTTGTACAGCTCGGTCAACCCGTTCGAACACTTCCCCGAGCGCTTGGTTATATGCTTCGGAAGCGAGGTTGAAGTAATGCTCGAACTGCTCTTTGGCGAGCGCCACGAGGTCCGAATCCGAACCCCAGAGTTGTTCCACCTTGGTGATGTTCTCCTGATGGAACTTGGCTTTGGCCAAAAGAACTTCTGCGTTATCCATGGTGCTCATGCAAAATTCCTTATTGTTGGTTAGAAAGGTAGTGGAAATTTACTCATTAAAAAGTAAACCAACCAACCCCATAAACCCAGCGTAATCGCCACGATGATGGGTTTGGTGTTGGGGTAGCTCGTCCATACGCCGGATGCTAAAAACAATCCGACCATCGCCATGACAAAGGTCAAAGCGAGGGGCGCATTCGGAACGAAGAGACCGTCTGGTGGATAAGTGTTGTACAGATACTCCCGTGTGTTCACAGGTGTAAGGCTGTACAGCAAGATGATGAAAAAGCTCGGTCCGAGAAAGTACATGATTGCAGAACTACCAATCAACAACCCGGCTGAAACGGCTTCGATGATGGCACTGAATGAGACTTTCATGATGACCTCGCGATAGGTTAGCCGCCGATGGCGTGTTTGAAAGCAATGAACATGAGCGCGGTTACAATGCCAGTCACGATCAGAGTGATTTTGCGATCGCTCTTGTCCTGACGTTCGGTGACGACGGATTTGGCAACAGCGCTGTTATTGAACTCGTTGATTTGATACATGTAGGACTCCTGTGGTTGTTGGTTGTAGGAAAGAAAATGTTTGTGAGAAACCGCAGTCTCTCAAAACCATTCTCACCCAGACCCCCGTAAGGGGGCCTAGGTTAGATGGAGATTATTCCAGTTCTTCGATCAGCGACAGGGCGATGTCGTTGGCTTGATGCGGAGTGACTTCTACCATGCCGATCGTGACCGACCAGGTCGTCGTTACATATTTACCGACCTTACGATCGATGACACCGATCTCGTGCCCATAACCGGCATCCTTCAGTTCGGCCAGCAGTTCGCGGGCAGCCTTGTACGTGAAGTGCTGGCCTTTGATCATGATGCCACCGATCTCGACCAGCGGGGCTTCCTGGGCTTTGGTTTCCGACGCGGCCTTGACCAGATCGGGCAGGTTGGTCGACGGTTGTGCCGGTTCGTTCGGGTTGGTGAACTGGCCAACCGGTCCGGCAGCATCCAGCGCAGCGTCGAGTTCCGCATCGGGCGGCATGACGAACGGTTCGTCAACGCTGGCGTCAGCAGCGGCTTCGGGTTGCGGTTGGGGTTTGATGGTGTAATCGGTTTTGGTTTGCATCTCGGGTTCCTGATTGAGAGGGAGCTGCGGTTGCGCCGCAGGCAGCGGGACATTGGGTTCGTACGGCGGCAGACCTTCCGGCATCGGCACACCTTCGATGAGTTGATAGATGTGGCACTTCTTATCCGTGCGGTCCACGTTCAGCATGTTCAGGTCAACCATCTTGCGCAGATGGTAGGTGATCGTGCCGGTCGGGATGTGGCTCAGCAGCGTGCACAGGTCGGTGTACTTGTACGGTTGATGGTCCGCCATGACTTTCCACAGCGCGACGCGGATCGGATCGTTCGGCTGCACCACATGCGAAATGGTGTCAGCTGCCGCTTCGACGGGATGGGGGCTGGTCGGATCTTCTTGGTTATCCGGGTTGAATGCTTTGCACAACAGTTGCAGCGGGCTGTCTTGCGGTTGGGTGGTTTGGTTTTGCATGGTCATCTCCGAAATGTTAAAGGTACGACGTTTACGAAAGGTTACCGGCACACTGTCATGCGACGGCCTGAGGATGATCTCGCTTTCTTTAACCGTGTCCACGGTCTTGGCTTCACCACCCATGAAGTCTGGACGCTTAGCGCCTTTCTTCAGTTCGTACAACACCTTACCTTTGCCACCGCCAGCTTGCACGAACATATTGCGTTTATGAAGCATCACCACCATACGGCGGTTGATGTCACTGCGCATGTAGCCGAGCACCGTCAGCGTGCTGACGACTTCGTTGACCGAACGTTTCCGTTGATCGGCCATCAGATCGTAAATCGCCAGATCGATGTAAAGCGGCAGCATCGCGGCTTCGCCTTTCATCTTGACCTTGGAGAAGTCGGATTTAAGCGAAAAAGTCTCTTGAGTTTCTTTCATGTTCTATCCTTATTGTTAGTTGTATAACCGGGTTGTCGTACCCAGCTAATGTGGATTGCGAGTATTTTTCTTACTCGCTAGGGTTGACGTAGTGAAACTCGAACAGTTCGTTCCAAGCTTCACCACGATAATGCCACTTCGACGTTGTCCCAAACACGCCGGCAACAGCATGCAAGCTTTGTTGGGTACACGTGATTTCGTAAAACTTTTCCTCACGGGTGCCGCAGAAATGAATCACGTCCAGGTCCAGCCCCGTCATTTTGCGAATCTCGTTCAGCGTGTAAGTTTCGCCCCCGCGCGGCATCGTGGGGTCAACCGGAAACAGCCTGTCGATAAGTTTGATCCACCAATTCACAGCTTCTCCTTAGATTGTTTCTTGAAACGCTTGACGATCACATAAGCCCGCAGGCCACTCGGGTGAGCGCAGTAAAACGCACCGGAAATGTTGGCGTCATAAGCCAGCTTCTCGTTCTTAATGAAACTCAAACGGTCTACCATCTTGCATTTACGCATCGCTACAGCAGTACCACCCAACGCTTTACGCGTCATGTTTTTGCCTTGATAGGCTGTGAAGTAGACGGTGTGTTTGTAGTCACGCGTCCTATAGGCTTGCTCTTGGCTGGCCCAGGCCCACTGACTCAGTAGCATCAGGGTGAAGAAGATAAATTTACGCATTGCTGTTCTCCTTACAGAAAAATGTTGTTGGTTATGGGAGTCACTCTGGTAAGGGCAAGCACCCTTACCAAAATGTCCTCACGCCAGCGCATTACGAGATACGCTGGTATTCACGCACCATCCATTCTTGCGGCTGGAGACCTTCACGGGTCAGGGCGTTGTATTGATCAACAATACCGCGGAATTGGTCGTAACGCGAGATAGCCGTCGACAGGACGCTGATGCTGATCCAGGCAACGAAACCCAGACCGCTGTAGAGCAGGCCATCGTGGGCGATCTGGTGGTACTGAGGCTGGATGCGGTCGGCCAGAAACAGCAGTTCGAAGCTGATCCAGGTCGGGAAGAAAGCATATGCCCATTCCGGACCTTGACCTAGCCAGAGTTGGCGCAGCATAAAAGCCGGGGTTTCACGAACAGCGTCAGCTAAAGCGATGAAGATCTTTTTCATGATAAGCTCCTAAGTAAAATGGAATGACGGCATACAACCCACCCCACCGAAGTGGGGCGGGGGAACTACTTAATCGGATTGGGCGATACGGGCTTTGAACTTGGCGTCGAAGGATTTACCGAACGCCACATCGTAAGCTGCGCGGAATTCGCGAAGTTCACGGAAGATGGACCTGAACCAGTTCTGCGGGAACATGTGGTACAATATCAGTACCAGCATGCAAAGCAGCATCACCAGCGAAACGATCTCTCGGATCAAAATGCCAAACACGAAGTACCCCAAGATGAGGTAGTGTTTCGATAGCGATTGGGTTTGTGGTTGTTTCATCTTGGTCTCCTAATTACAGATACGAATCTGGGATGTCGAGGATGTGGTTCAGCATCTTGACATCTTTGATGACGCCAGAGGTTTTAAAACCAGCACGCGCGATTGACGCCAGTGCGGCGAACGGCGGCTCACAGTAGTAAACGATCTCGCCGCGGCAATTGTTGAACATGACAAAAGCGCCGTCCAGTGTGTTGATGGCCAAGAAGTCAAGACCATTGTTCACGTTACCAGCCAAGACTTGGTCGCGCTTGAGCGCCTTGACTTCCGGGTGATTGTTCATCTCGAAAATGCGCTGCGGCATGAAGTCCTTCAGCGGGATGGTTTTCTTGACATCACGATGACGGGCGGTAAAAGCGGCGACAACCGGGTTGACGGTGGTGTTCATGGTGAATCCTTTCATGTTGTTAGTTATGGGTGATACAAGAGTGCATCCACTAACCTACTCATGGGGAGCGAGGTTAGGAGATTACTCTTAGCTGAACAGCAACTTCAGCTGGGTGGCGTTGGGCCACACGGGCAGGCCATAGTTAGCCAACCGCACGGCTTTACGAGCGATGCAGATGAAGCCGATGCTATCTCCCAGCAAACCGGAGAAGCCTTCGACCACGGCGATCGCTCCGTTGATCGTTTTGACCACCAGCATGGACTGGGGTTGCTTAAGCGGCAATATGCAATGGTAGACTTTACCCACTTCCAGCTCGTAGGCAAAGTTCAGCCACATGTGGAACACCGTACTGAAACTTTCATCGCTGTTGATCCACGCGATGTTAAATTCCAGCGGCAGTGCCGTGGCCTTGGCAGCAGCGATGATCTCTTGCTGCTTTTTGACGTCTTCTTCAAACTTATTCACGGTAACTCCTTTCTACTGTTGTGGAAAATAGGAAGCCTTGAAGCAGACGTAATACGGATCGTCCGCCCAGTCTCGGTTGTTGGGTTCGATCACCACCAGTTCCGTGATCGGGGTGTCGCCGACATACATGAACAGTGGACACAGTTCGTGCGTGGTGTACTGGTACCGCCACTTGGTTTGCGCCAGTCCATCAACTGCCAGCAGTTCATCATCGGGCAGCGGGCCGTCTTGAATGACACAGATCGCACCCTCATGCTGAAAACGCAAGAAGGGCGAATCGTCAAGGTCTAGCTGCTTGAGGATCTGTTCCAGCGTGTAGACCTGTCCACCGATCGGCTGTTCGCGTTTACTCATGTCGTTCTCCTGGTTAATTAAAGTTCAGTCCTGGCTGCCACCGCTTGCATGGCTTTCCAGTATTCCATCGCTTGTTCAAATTCGGTCACCTTATCCCCGAACTGCAAGCTGATGAGTTGCGAGGCCATGTGGTAATCACAGGCTTCTTGCAACGCCGCTTCCGTGATCGGATGATTCTCACCGTACAGCTTCTGCGTATCGATCAACCGCAGCACCGCTTTACGCGCTTCGCCGACTGCATACTCGTTAATCGAGCCGAAGATGTCAGCGATGAGTTCTGCACGATCTACTTCCGCCAGCGCATCTTGAATCAGAATGTACATATTTCCCTTTCGTTATTGTTGGTTATGAGTTGCATCCGTAAAGGCGCTAACCCTTACGGATGAATCCTCTTACGACTGGTTAGCCACTTCGTCCCAGTTACCGTCGAACCGCTGGAGCATCGACAAGATGCGGGCCATGTCCGCAGCATCGCCGCGGTAGGCGTGGTCATTGTCCACGGACAGCAGTTCATATGGCTTACCGCCCGTACCCCACTCTTCACCGTTATCGAGGAATTGCGGAACGACCGTGCCGATCCACTGGTTATCGCGCATCACCTTCAACCGGCCATTGATGTGGGGTTGCAGGATGATCGTCGGTTTCCACCCCAGGAAACGCAGCATCGGCATGATGGCGTCTTTGTGGGGATGGTTTTCCGGCATGTTAAATTGAAACATTTTGTTTTCCTGTTAATTAGTGAGGTCGATAAGCTGTTTGACCAGCTCTTCCAGTTTGGCTACGCGTTCTTCGAGCGCGATTTCTTTTTCGGTGTTAACGTCTCGTGCGATGATTTTGTAACGCGGAACTCCGTTTGAGGCTATCGACTGCACGACCCCATCTTGCGCCAATTGACCCAACATTGTCCGCAGTATCAATTCTTTTGAGAAATGTTCGAGGCCGGCGTCTTTTCGGTAACAGTCGTAGACTTTTAAGGGGATACGAATATCGATATCGTAGAAACTGATTCCCGCCTCACCGCTATCCAATACAGCAGCGATAATAAGGTTTTTCAAAGCATCTTCATGTTTCATGTTAATTTCCTTGTCTAGTTATTAACGAGTGATAAAAAGATGACCAACGCCCGAATAAGTACCGTCGCCGATGGTAAATCTAAATCTCACATCGCAGTTGCAAGACTTTCCATTGTGGCCGTGACGAATCGTCCAACCATCCGGACTGCGCAGGCAATTGGTTTGTTGGCGATTCACCGTCACCCAATTCCAGTTCTGATACTTCTCTACTTGAGCCTGGCGCTCGTTACTCGCCTGAATGGCGTTGAAGTTAGCAAAAATGCTTGCAAATCGATCGCTCATAATAAACTCCCTTTTATTGTTGGTTATAGGAACATTTCGTTTCCAATTCATGCTAAGTATATAGACTTGAAATTTTCTAGCGCCACATTCTTTTGTCGTCATAATCGCCAGCCCTTTAGGCTGGCTTATCTCTTTGTTAACTCTTCTATATAAGGCTCGCCTGCTGGCTCGCCCCCAAACCCCCAAATGATCGTTGATAGGGAGAGACACATACCCATCATGCACCCGGGAGGGTAGGGTAGGGGTGAGGTGGGGCTCTGAAATGTCCCCACAACGCAGGCAACCAAATAAGTGAGGTTGCCATCGTCGAACCTGCAAACGCTAAGTTTGCACAGTATGCTAAACGCGTCGTAAAAAACTAACTGAAGCATAAACAGAAGACAACATACCCCCTCCTAGCCTGTTAAGGGCTAGGAGGGCAGTATTCACGTTGTTTCTTTATTTTGCGGCAACACGTCCGGATACGTCTCAACCAGATACGGGTTGGGCAGACTCAGGAACGGCTTCATCTGTTCGATGATGGATTGCTGTTCCGGTGTCGGGTTCTTGACCTTGGAGTTAAAACCATCCAAGAAACCCGCAGGCAGATCGGGAATCGGATAATCCAACGACGGCACTTCGATATCGATCTTGCACCACTTCAGGTACTTGGTCGAATACATCGATTGACCCGGCTCGACAAACATGTCAACTTCCCAGGTCATGTCGGTATGCGGTACAGGGAAACGATAGCGGTGCTTGATCATCCCCGATTCGGCCATGACGCGGATCGCCACCAACGCGTCTTCGCTGGCTTCGATCGGCACTTCGAGCGAGGTGCCATCCGAACGCTTGAGCTTGGTGGTCTGGACGATTTGCTCGGTGACGTTGAGCGTATCGAAGTGGCCGTTGTGAATCGGTTTGTGGATGACCTTGCGGACGCGAATAGAGCCGCATCCTGCGTTTTGTTCAGTCTTGTCCTGCCACACCCCCCACTGCTCTTGAATTTCGCAACACATCGCGTTTAAGAGCGTTTCCGGCGATTCTACACGAGCATAGAACATGTGCTCGATTTCCGCCTTCATGATGCCAGTGACATCTTCCGCTTCGGTAGCGAGCTGGTTAAATGCTTTAGAACGAAAAGAGCGCATGATAATTATTTCATCGTAAAGAGAACTTTGAGAACTTCCGTCGCTGTTCCCATGATGGCTTTGAAAACAGCGTTATCGGCAGTGTGTGTATGGGTGAGGATCGCCACCATGGCGCCGAGCACCACGAAAAAAGTGAACAGTGCAGCAATGGCCAAGCACTTGATCAAGAAATAACGATGCCGACGTTTTTCTTTTTCTGTCTCGGTTTCATAATGGTCCAGGCCATCCCCACACCCTTCTCCTTCTTCCGCTTCCACTTGGCTTCGCTCACGCGTGGCGTTGCCTTTGTCGGATTGGGCGAAATGCGATAAATATCGATCGAGCAATCGATGCAGATCAATCGATGGCAGATGGGTCAGGTAGTGTTTGAACTCCTGCCCATAAGTTTCACCCGTCACCATTTTCAGGTGGTCGTCTTCAGCAGCCTGTGCTACGACCGCCAATGCATTGTAATTGCTCACCAGCTCGGCCACTGCCGGCGATTGGACAATTTGCTGCATGAGTTGTTTATCGTTCTCGATCTTGCGTAGCACATGGCCGATGACGCGCATGATGGTTTACTCCTTCTGCGGTGTACTGAGTTGTTGCTGCGCGGTGGTTTTCCATTCCCGCAGCGCTTTCCAGCGTTTGTTACAGGTGTCCAGGTTCTGGAATTGTTTCAACGCATGTTCGGTGAGCAGGCGTTCACGTTCTTGCAGCACCTTGATGGTGTTGGCGTATTGAGTCAGGTAGTAAGCGTCGTCTTTTTGCAGCGTTTGGTTTGGGTTGATCCCGCCCGCTGTTTTCACGTACGCCGCTTTGGCGGGTGGAGGTGCGACATCGCAATCGACCAGCAGATTGTCCGCGGGGGCGATCACCACGTTTTTGGTGATGACCACCGGATCAGGTTGGTGCGTAGCGCAGGCAGTCATTCCCATCGGCACAGCGCCGGCAACGAGGAAGAGTTGAATGAGGGCGATCACGAAACGACGGATCTTTTCAGCGAGAGTCATGGTAGAGTCCTTAGGAAGCAGGGGTGCATTGGGTATCGTTGGGTTGGGCGGTGCAGTACGCTTCCCATAACCCATCAATACGCGCTGTTGATACTTCTTCAACCTCCGAGATAACATTGGCAGGGGTTGGGGGGAGGCCAGCGTATTGTTGTTCGATATGTCGTGTTTGTTCGGCCACCTTGTGTTGGATGGCTTCATGTTTTTGCGTGGTCTGTTTGACGTCACGCTGGACGGCGACCTGAGTTGCTTCTTCGATCTTGGCCACCGTCTTGGCGGTTTCGATCACGTGGTCTTGGGATTTGATCGTAACCTTTTGGTTATTGATCGTGACGGCGTCCTTGGCGACTTGGTGTTTCAGGTATTCGTAGCGTCCTGCCAGACAGAACCCTACGCCCAGCAACACCAGCCATAACCAGTATTTCCCAATCACTTTGGCAAAGAGTTCCATGGCAGTTCCTTAGCGTATTTGTTTTAAGCGGGTATAAGCAATGGCGAGGGAATCGACCGCGTGTTCGGTCAAACCCGTCAAAGGGGCATTGCCGGGTACCGCAAATTCTGGATTGTTCATCAAGGCTTCTAATACAGAAGACTTGTTGGTGCCCGCTTTCCGCGACCATCCCACGGCCCCCACCATCGTTTTAATGACCGAGGCTTCGATCAGTGTAAACGGCATGTATGGGTCATATTCCAATACCGCAGCTTGGATGCTGTTGATGGATTTCAGCAGTGGTGAATAAGCGCCCGGGGTGCGGCGATTGAAGAAGGCGTCTTCACACGCGATGATGCTAGGGCGAATGCAGCGAAACAAGCGCACTAGCTCATCTTTGTGGGCATCGGTACGGGCAAATGTATGCCCGTGGTTGGCCACCCGTAAATCACTGTCATCCATGAGTTTGGTGGCCACCAGCGTGTACGCTTCGTAAGAACGAATTTTTAAGGAGTACATATCCACATGCAGCGCCCCCAACCCCAGGTTGTGAGTCCCAGGGTCGGTGCCGCAGATGGTGAATGTATCCCTACTGTTCGCAGGGACATGGATCATGATGAGTTACCTTGTTTAAGGGGCGACGGTATTGCTGTTGCCACCGTTACCGATGTACAGCGGTTCGGACGCACCGATGTCGAGACTGAACTTGACACCGTCGGCGTTGAACTGGAGCGGCGCACCGATGTTGACGAAGTCGCTGACTTGCACCGCGATCGCCTCGACCATGTTGAACGACGCATTACCCGGATCGGTGATTTGCACGGTCAGGTCCAGCCCCGAGCACAGCGCCAGTTCCGAGATCACGGCTGCGTTCGGATCTTGGTAGATGATGCTGAACACGTTGAGCAGCTCGGTGGTGTCATAGGCGTCGAGCACCACATTGAGCGGCGCCGAAGCACTGACGTAACTGCCGTCAGCCGTGACCACACCAGCCGTCGAAACAGCAGGCGGCACAGGGTGCAGTACCGAGGAGTCCGGCACGAACGGGACAGTGGTTTTCACACCATCTACCACCGTGGTTAAAAACATACCTGCGTTGAGCTGGGTCTTGTCCAGACGCTTCAGGTAGTACGCGATGTACGGGTTGCCGTTGCGGGTTTCGATCCGGCGCAGCGCGTAGTTCTTGCGCACGTCCGGTGCCAGATCATTGCCGAGTGCACGCAGCACGAGCGGGATCGGGCTGTACGGTGCAGCGTTGGTGGCTTGGAACACCTTGGGGATCATGGCCAGGTTGCCATCGGCCAGCAGGCTGGCAGCCAGACCACCGTTACCCAGACTCATGTAACCGATCGACGGATACACGCCCGCATCCGGCACCCGGTTGGCTTGGATGCTGAGCAGCTCATTGAGCGTGGTGTTCTTGGCCAACGTAAACGGGATACCCAGGTTGGCGCAGACTTGACGGTACAGGCCGTAGAGGGTCCGTGTTGATTTTTCAGCCATTTTTTATTTACTCCGTTCTTACAGTAATAAAATCACTGGGGATAGGTTTTACCCAGCAACAGGGTTTGAATGCTACGCGACAGCGGTTCTGTGCGGTCATCGTCCGTCATGGTCAAGCCCAACAGCTCCGTGATCAAGACCACTTGGTTAAGCGGGATCTTGGTCGGCGGGGTGTACGTGCCTGGCGGGTTATACGGGTCTTCGATCTGACCGATTTGGTCCGGCGTCAAACCGAGGAAATACTCAATCCCCACAAACGAAATCCAGCCACGCGGAATCACCACGCCTTTTGGATCAGGGCTGGTGATGCCGATGTTGGCCACAGGTGCATCGAACAGGTACGTGGTGGGATGGGGTAGCAAATCCCCATCCATCCCGACATCAATTTCAACACGGTGCGTGCCGTATTGCGTCACGTTGGGTTCGACCGGTGGCGAGTCGGTGGGGAACTCGAACACCATCGACATCGATTCGCGGACATCGGTGATTTCCAACGCCCCGTCGGGATTTTGCGGATGGGATTGGAGTTGGATGCCCACATCCCCCACCCGTACCGCGGGCCAGTCTGTCTTGCGGATATTGGCGTCGTTGATCTCGGGGATGATCTGGATGCCGTACGAGCTGAGCTGGGTGAACATATTCACCATCGCCCGTTGCAAATCCTTCAGTGACGATTCTGGATGCAGACTCGCCCCAGTCGCTTGCGCCACAATTTCATCAAACAGCAACACATGTTCAGCCCGCGACAAATCCGACAAGTCGATATTGCGCGCGGATAGCCAAGTGCTGTACAACGTGCCGGGTGGTTCCAGCTCGATCACAGTGTCCATGTAAATCCGGTCCACCATGTTCAACACTTGCGCACGGCGCTCATAATGTTGTTGTCGAGCAATCAAGCGGCGCTGGAATTGCACGTTATCATTGATCGCGATCCCCAAGTCATAAAACGCGTCGATTGAGATCAAAGGTTTGATGACGGGTTGTGACCACAATGCATCCACTGCCACTTGACGTTCCACCAGCTTATGGTCCACCACCGCGTAGATGTCATCCACCGTCGGTGTCGGGATCGGTTGCACCCGGCTGGCATAAGTGAGCGGCACTTCCACCAAGGTTTCGTTCAGCGTCTTGGAGAAAACATAAAGCGCCAAGACGAACGCCTCTTTGGCCGTGAGCGGAATCTTCTCGTTGGTCTTGGGGTTGGTGATGTTGACGTACGCGGTGTATACCCCAATCGAACTCAGGTAGAGCCAGTGATTAAACAAGATCTCACTGAGAATCCACGGCGAACTGTTGGTCTCATCCACCACCGACGATTCAAGCACCTTGGTGGCCACCACGTTCGAGGGTGAATTCTCCATCAAGGTCGTGGTATTGATCGTGACATCTTCAACGTCCAAGGTGTTGCCAGGCGCCAATGGCGCTTCCTTGATCAGCATCTGTTCGACACTGATCCGATTATTTTCCGGCAACACAATACCGAGGTTCAGCTGGCGTTTGCGAAACACCACTTCGGGATACAGCGTCTCGGTTTGGTTCTGGACATCATGCTTCATCGTGTACTCTGCCAGCGGCAAAGTCCGTTTGGTCATGATATGCTCGGTTAACGAGTCGAAGGTGTCATTTCTGCCGGCGTGGTGTTCGATGTACGCAATATTCCGGTAGAAGTACAGCGCCTGCTCCAACGTCATCTGGTCCACATAGGCATCCAAATACCCATGGCTGGCCAAGTATTCCTTGACGTGGAAACTGTGGGCTTCGTTTGTATTACACGCTGCGGTCCGGTAAGTCAGAATGGCTTGCACCAACAGGGCATACATTTCCCCCAACATCGTGGCGTGGTACAGTTCATCGACATAATCGAATCCCGGCACATGCCAGCGCTGTTTAAAGTGGTACACCCATTTCTGGAGCTTGTCGATCAAGCTGTATTCATTCTCTTCCACTAAGCCCGGTGGATACGACAGGATCTGACCGTCGCGCGCGTTAACCGCGAGGTTGATATCGGTGGGATACAAAATCCCGAGAATGAGCTGTTCTTGACCGCGATAGCGCTGGACCAAGCGCGAATACTGATCGGTGCCATATTGGTAGGCCCGTTTCGTCGCGCGGTGGATTTCCAGATTGGCTTTATTGAATACGATCTCTTCCAGGGTATCCAGCGATGTGACCGTCATCACTTGGTCGATGCTATGGTACTCGCCTGCAAGATTGAGATAATACTTCCACGTGGTAGGATCGGGATCAACCGCGGTTCCACCAGGCCCTGCCACCCACGCATTAAGCGCTTGTGCTGTATAAGACGATTTGATGACGATCGTCTCTGCCAGCTGCAGGGTTTTATTGATATAAATCTGATAGTTATTTGAACTCACGACTATCCCTAAGAAACTGAAAAGAGGTTAGTTATGTCTACGCAAACTGGGGACCAATTGAATCCTCTCCAAATGCACAATTCGGGTGCTCGGGTTCCGGCCATCCGACTGGTGAAAGAAAACCCCAAAGCAGCCGCCTTAATGAGTAAGCTGGTCCAAGACCAGCGTGTGCAGCGCACCACGGATGCCATGCACGAACAAGGCACCGGGGTCAATCTGGCAGGGATGCGTTCGATCGCCCACGAGGGCATGCAAAACGTCAATGACCACGAAACCATCCGGCAGCTGCTGTCCGAAACGGAACTGGCAGCAGCGATTCTGGTCTCGGTGATTCTGTCCCCGAAAGACATGGTGGGTGTCGAAGTCAGCTATAAATCCGAGCTGTCACACTGGCGTTTACCCCACGACGTGGTGGGGACGATGACCAATGCGGTCCGCACTTACCTGGACGAAGTCTATAAAATAAAGCCGCGGCTGCCTGAGATGCTGGAAGACATTTTGTTCCGGCGCGGTAGCTACCCGGTGGTGGTGTTGCCAGAAAACGCGGTGGATGATCTGATCCACGGCAACGGCAGCGTCTCGCTGGAAAGCTTGAAGGCGGTGCTGCAGCCGAATGGTCAGATCCAATCGCTGGGTTTGCTCGGTCCGAACGATAAGCAGAAAGCCCAGATGGATCAGGCCCAAGGGTCACGTCGTTATGCCCAAGGCATCGGCTTGGCGTTGGAGCACATGCTCACCCACAAAGCTAACCCTGACTGGGACACCAACATCCGCTTCAGTTTCGAAGCCCAAGGGACGGAACCGGCGCTGGAATTGAATCCGCTGGTCAGTGTGACAGACAATATTGGTATTTTGAAAATGCCGATGGTCAGCGAAAAGATCCGTGCCAACAAGATGAAAGATCTGGTGGGTCGTTCGCGTTCGCTCTCGTCCGAATCGATTTCCAAGCGGGTGGCCAATCCAGTCGACGCGATCGCCAGTGGTAACTGGGTGCAAGCCAGGACTTACCACAAACCCAACACTCAGCATGTGGTGGTCAAGGAAATCAAGACGCAAGAAAAGCTCAAGCGTCGGTCGGTCGGCATGCCGCTCGAAATCCACTGCCCATCAGAAGCCGTGATCCCGGTTCACGTACCGAACCAGCCAAGCAAACAGATTGGTTTCTTCCTCCTGCTCGACGCGGAAGGCAATCCGATCAATCGCGGCATGGGGGTGAACCATTATCGCCAACTCGGCGCGAGTTTGCAAAACAACAGCTTCTCGTCGTCGATGATCCAGCGCGCTGGCCTGGCCATGGGGGACAACTCCACCCTGTACCACCAAGGCAACAACTACGCCACGGCAGCCCAGTTGTACGGTAGCATGATGGACCGTGAACTCAAGCAGCGCATGCAAAACGGACTGGTGGGTAAGAACGTGTCGATCGCGGGTCACGAAGAAGTCTACAACCTGATGCTGGCGCGCACCATGGCGAACCAGTACACCCAGTTGTTGTTCGTGCCCGTCGAGTACATGACCTACATGGCGTTCGATTACAACCCGAACGGGATCGGCCGCAGTCTCTTGGAAAACACCAAGATCATCGACTCGATGCAAGCCAACCTGTTGGTCGGCACTGTGATGGGGGCGCTGCGCAACGCGATCGGTCGCACCCACGTCGAACTCAAACTCGATGAACATGCACCCGATCCATGGAAGGTGATCGAACAAGCCATCGGCGAGATGCAGCGTGTCAACAGTAACAGCTTCCCGCTGGGTACGATCGACCCGCTCGACATCAAAGACGGTTTGCAGCGCAGCGCGTTCGAATTTACTTTCACCGGCCACCCGAAGTTGCCGGACATGGAAGTGAACTTCTCCGAGAAGAATTCGAACTACCAACCGCCTGATCCCAAGTTGTTGGAGGACCTGCGCAAGCGGCGCTTGATGGCGTTCTGGTTGACGCCGGAACAAGTCGATGCAGCAGTGGGTGCTGACTTCGCGGCATCGGTCGTGAACAACTCGACACTGCTGTCCAAACGGGCAATGATGCTGCAACAGAAATTCACCCCGCAAGTCTCGGCGCACATCCGTAAGCACATCATCAACAGTGGCGACTTGGTCGATGAACTCATCGATATCATCACGATGAACTTCAAAGCGATCCTCGACGACTACGAAGACGACGAAGAGCTGGAGATGTTCAACGGTACGGTGGTCACCAAGAAAGAGCTGGAAGATGATCCGCTGGCCAAAGGTGAGTTCGTGCGTGAACTGATCGAAGACTTCGTCGGTGGTTTCATGTTGATGCTGCCGGAGCCGGATACCACGAAAGTGGAGAATCTGGGTAAACTCTACGCCGAGCAAGAGCAGCTGGTCGAGTCGGCCATCAAGGCATGGATCTCGCCGGACATGATGGACGCAGCGGTGGTGGGTGAAGAAGTGGCGGGTCATGTCGGTATCGTGGCAGCGCAGCTCAAAGCGTATATGCTGCGTGACTGGCAAATCAAGAACGGCCTGTTGCCGGAACTGGCTGCACTCACGGCGCGTGACGAAGACGGCGAAGTCGACATGGACATCGCTGAAATCCAATCGACGCACAATGCCGCCATCATGGACATCATCGAAACTCTGCTCGTGGCCAATAAGAAGGCCAAGGAGAAAATCGCCAAAGCACTGGAGAAAGCCGGTGTGGCTGAAGGCTCGAATACCAGCTTCGGTAGCGGTTCTTCGTCGGGTGGTTTCGGTAGCGACAGCGGCTTTGGTGGCTCCGATAGCTTCGGTGGTGGCGGTGATAGCTTCGGCATGGGGGGTAGCGGCAGCGACGACTTCAACTTTGACATGGGGACGGGCAACGACACCCTGAATCAAGACGGCAGCGACACCGTGGAAGGTGGTAACGACACGATCGATGGCGGCAATGATACAGTGGACGGTGGCGACGGTAACGATACGGTAGCGGGCAGTGGCGAGAATCAAGATGCCACGATCACTACGGGCGATACCACTCCTCCTGAAGAGGAAGAAGAAACGCCGGCCACGCCGGTGCCTGACGATGGCGGTGAGTCGAATGACGACGCTTCCAAATCCGATGACCAAGACAAAACGGTGAAATCGGATCAGGAAGATAAAACTGACGACGATACGACCTCGTAAAGCAAAAAAAAAGAAAGACGCATAAGGCCCCTCCTACCCGCAAGGGTAGGAGGGGCTATGTCCGTCAGTTGACAGAATCGGAGCGATGTCCGATCACGAAGCTATCGGTGGGCGACTTCGGATGGGTGGTAAACAAATCACCGGTGGTGGCATTGTAAACCTCGTTGTCAACGTAATTGAGATGTTGGTCACCCGCAATCACGGTCAACTTACGCACACCCATTTTCAGAAACTCAGTGGCGATGGCTTTCGCCACTTCCGATTCCTTTTCCGGATCAGCCGATTTCACCATGATCCGTACTTGATACTGCGCAATCTTGTCAGCCATATTTACTCATCCCACAATGGTTCGATGATCGCAGGTTCCACCTGCCCCACGTCATCATCCAGCTCTTGATTCTGCAAGATGGCGAGCATCGCAGCAGGGGAAGCCACCGTCACGTGCGCAATCATGGCATTCACTTCCGCGCGTGGGTAGTTCACGTTGTAAAGCGGTTCACCCGTATGAGGATCGAATGCCATCACATCCAGCTTCAATCCTGCACTCATGCCCGCTTCAATGCCAGCCATTAAGAACTGGCTCAACGCCGCCGCGTCGCTGGGTTTACAATGCTCATTCAAGGCGAGCACCTGAATGTCGACCTGGACTTCACCCATGTGATCTCCTTAAATAGATGTGGAAAAAAATCAGGGGACGGCGTGAGCCGAACCCCTGACAAACACCACGCTTTGAAACTTACTTGACCAGATGCATCATGTACGTGTCGTCGATCAGCTCGCCTTTGTTGATCTCGATGACACGGCCATCTTTGGTCACGACGTATTGACGGTCGATGATCAGATCGTCGAGCTTGGCTTCGAACAGCGACACGGCCAGGTCGTACAGCACTTGGCTGTGGGTCTTGGTGATCACGCTGGCCAGGTCCGGCTCCAGCGTTTGGATCATCAGGTCGTGCGAAATCACGTTGAGGAACGTGATCCGTACGGTCGGCCCGTAGAAGGTGAATGCCGGCAGATCCTCACGCCCTTCCCAGCTATTGGTGAGGCGGCCGCTGACCAGATCATTGTGCAGTGCTTGGCCCGATTCCTTGGACAGATCCGGTGCACTGAACATCGCCGCGATGCGCTGGGCTTGATCATGGGTGAAGGCGCGGTACATGCGATCGCCCAGGTCCCCGTAGTTCTTCTTCAGGTTGGTGAGCAGCTGTTCGAGATCGGTCGCGAAATCTTCGACTTCCATCTCGTCGCGCTTGATCGTCATGCGGTGCCGCAACAGGTCGTTCATCAGGTTGGTCAGCTTGAGGCTGATGTCGGTGATGATCGCTGGCGATGCCGTGCCACTGGCGGCGTTGAGCTTTTCACGCAGTTCCAGATACGTGCTGCTGTCACCCAGCTTATCGATCAGCTCGTACTCAGTCTTTTCACCCATGATGCCGGTGAAGATCTGCGCGTATGCCTGGAACACCATCGGTGGGTTTTCACGGTCGATCTTGGCTTCCATCTCGGTACGCAGATCACGGATGGCTTCATCCAGCGATGCGGCCGACATGATTTCCCGCAGCCCGAAGTGTTCACCGATCCGCATACTGTCGTTGTCGACTTCTTGGGACTCCTCCAGCGCTTCGAGTGCCCCCTGTTTGATTTCGGTCGTGATCTGGGTGTTGTCTTTCACGACGTCCATGTGCATCGGCACGCGGCCGAACAGGGTAGCGATGTTGTGGCGATCGAAGTTGATGGGGTCCATATTGGTCTTGACAGGTTGGGAGTTGGTGCGGCCGTTGGCGTCGAGGACGTACATCATCTTGATCTTCGCCGGGTTGAACAACATCGGGGACACCAGCGGCGGTGGGTTCCACGGCGTGGTCTTCGGATCACGCAGATCTTCCGCCTTGACCTGCGGTTGACCCACCGGTGCAGCTTGAACCGGTTGCGGTGCCAGCGGCGCTTGCGGGACTGGCGGCGGCATCGTGCGTTGTACCGGTTGCGGTTGCGGAGGCGGCGCCATGACCGTCGGTGCACCACCACCGTAATCACGACCACCGCCACCGGATGCACGGGGTGGCTGATACGCCGTTGCTTGTGGCGCGACGTATTGAGTCGACTGGCCCATGCCTTGGTAAGCCACTTGCTGTTGAACCGGTGGCGGCATGTACTGTTGCTGCGGCGCCATCATTTGCTGCGGTGGCGGCGGGGTTTGACCATTCCGCAGGGCCACGATACGCTGGATCTCTTGGCCGAATTGCGCGATCGCTTGATCGAACACGTACATGTCCTGCTGCGCGATGTAGCCCCGCAGCCCTTGGGCCAGCTGGACTTCGAACTTGCTGCGCAGGCCGTAATACGTTTGCACGTAGTTCGGGATGACCTGCGGGTTTTGGTTCGGACCGGCTTGCAGGAAGATGTAGTCAGCCAGATTAGCAATCTCGCCGGCGAATTCCTGGTTTTGCCAGTTGTTTTGGGCCATGCGGTTGTAGAAGTGCACCGTGATCGGACCTTGCGCATTGACCGTGACCATGTCCATGAAGATACCGGTGATCCACGGTACCAGCGGTTGCAGCCACGGCGCGCAGCGGATGTCGAACACGACCGGCGGGCGCAGCGGGTCGATTCGCATGGGTTGCACCGTGAACTGATCCACGGGGAATTGAATTTGGTTGTTACCGTACATGGTGTTGTTCCTTTGTTGTTGTGGTTGGTTTACTGCTTATGTTTGACGGTGACCTGGGGTGACTTCTCGTACAACGGACTTTTGAAATGCTCGAAAGGCCGTGCGCCGTAGTTGAGTGGATCATAGATCCCCAGTTGCAACTTTCGCCTCAGCTGGTCTTTGGGGGAAGGTTCGATCTTCTTCTCTTGACTCATGGTGATATCCTTTCTTGTTGGTTGTGAAGATGAAATTACAGCTCGATCTTGCGCTGCGCGTCGTCGTAGATGTCGACGAACTGCACGTGGCGCTGGATCACATTGTCCAAAGTCAAGCCCACGAAGGGATTGATCCGGAAGTGACCCGATGGTTGGGATTTGGGCAGGTTGGCGTAACCGCCGACTTCGACCACCGAGATGTGCAGTTGGTTGATCGGGTCCGACAGTTGCAGGCCACCCTTTTTGCGTCCGCTCTTGTTGGTGTGTTGCTGGGGTACGAGCAAGCTGGTGATCTTGAACACCTTGTTGTCGCCCGGATACGAGTTGGCTGACACAGCCCCGGACGATTTGTAGATGTGGAAGATCGCGCCCGTGCGGATCTTGTTACCAAACACATGGTTGAACTTGTCCACCGTGAGGTTGGTTTCTTCGCACAGCTTGAGCATATGGAACCCAAGTTCCATGATGTTCTTGCTGATTTCGAACAGCACGAACTGGAGGATATTCAGCTCTTTGTCGTACATCGACGAGAGTTTGCTGCGGTTTTCCAGCAGCAGCTTGTCGAAGTCCTGGATCATCAGCGCGAACAACTGGTACACGTTTACCACCGGATAGCCGATGTTCTTGAGCTGTTCTTTGACGATCGGGTCGATGTATTCGTCGAGCGAACGCATGTGGCTTTCCATTTCCTTGAGCACTTTGCCTTCGGGTGAGCCTGGCGCCACCAGATGGCCGAGGATCAAGGTCCACATGCGACGTTCGTCAGCCAGTTTCCGTTCGTCTTGCCGCACCACGTAGTTTTGCAGATACGCCACACGGTCTGGGAACCGATCGGCGATGTAGTAAAACGCCCCGATCAGATTGTGCAACATCGTGTTGTCACGACCGCGCGGGATCGCGATGCGCAGTTTGGTGGGACGATACGTTTCTGCCCGCCGCCCATTCGGGTGACCCGTGGCTTCGCTACGCGCAGTGCGCGCGATATGCCACTGATCGGCCGGATACTTCTCGGTCGTGATGTTTTCTTCATCCCCGATCACCACGTCCACCCCAGCGAACTGCCGGAAGGTTTCGAGAACACCGTACTTGCAGAACAAGTAGTGGCCGAGGGTCGATTCCGCGATCACGCTGTCCGGATCATTCTTATCCCGCACCACTTTCTTTTGGTGAATCTTCGACCACACCACGTGCGCCACGATGTCGGCGTTGTCTACTTTGAAGTGCTGACTGATGCGGTTGATGTTGAAGCGGGTCTTGATGAGGCGCACGAAGATGGTTTTCCGCATCACCGAAATCACTCGGTCCGCCAGCACAGGCGAAATGGTGTACAACGAATCACTGATCCGAATGAACCCGCCGTCTTCCACTGTTGGCAGATACAGATAACGCGGCTTGAGACGGATCGGCACGGAGGTGCCCGGTGGCGTGTACTCGAACAGATAACGCATCATGTACACGCCGGATTTGGCGATGTCGAACTGCGACCGCTGACTGTTCTTGGACGACTTCTGGTTATGCCGTTTGGTGGCTTCCCGATATTCGTCCATTGGATTACAGCGCTCGCCGCGGATGAACTTCAGGCCAGGCGGAAAAGTGTCCTTGATCGAATCGAACAACATGTTAATAAACATTTCCGACTTCGGAATTTCCGATACGGCAAACCCCTCAGCCACCTTCTTATTCAGAGGTGGAAAGTCGGCTTTGACGAATGACCGAAGGGATGGGTCCATGTACTGATGCTCCTTGGCTGTTTGGGTTTATAACATCTATTTTCCTCGGAAAGTCTGCCATGCCATCAGGATCGTCCCAATACCTGACAGAATTACCGGTAAAAACTTGATCATTTCAGAGGCGTCTTTGCGTTCAGCTGAACGTTGTTCCATACGCTCTTTGGTTTGCATCTCTTGCATCTTCATCAAGTGCGCTTGCCGTTCTCGCAGTTCATCCATGGTGAGGTTGAGACGAGTCCGTTCGGCTTCAGCGTCCTTGAGCGCGCGATCCCGCTCGAACACTTCGCGCTTGTACTTCAGTTCGGCTTCACTCCACTCCTGTTTTTGTTTGGCAAATTCGTGCTCCCGTTCTAGCCATTCTCGCTTCCTGGCTCCAGCGACATCGCCATTGGCCTTGGCCGCTTCGTAGCTGGCATAAATCCCCAACTCCTTTTCGATATCTTCCATCGGGTAATGTCGCGTCGACACTTCGGTGGATGCGATACGTCCCGTCGATGGTCTGCTAGATACAATATACAGACCATCTGGTCTATTTTTATCCTTCTTGGGTGAGATCTTGTAAACCTGGTTACAGATCGGGATAAAACGGTCGCCATACCTTTCTACGTTGTCAATAATTTCTACCCAAAAGATGAAGCCGTGCTCGTCTTTCATCTTGAGCGCAGTCTCTTCAGCAGCACGTTGCCGACCAGGTGGGCTGTGCGGATGCGCTACCGAGAAAGGTTCGTCACCGAACTTGAACAACATGTCGAGTTCATCGTGGTAGAACAGCCCACCACGCTCGCGTATGTCTTGCTCGCTGAACGTGTGTTCAATCGTGCAACGTAGTTCTTTGGTCTGGCCGAACTGGAAAACGTTATCGTACACCTGCATGTACGCTTTGCGGAAATACTCCAGTTCTTGGGTGCTGTGATTCATGTCCGGCAGCTTTGCGAAGTATTGGTACATCGATTCGATGCACGCTATACTGACCACCAATTCTTTTCTTACGACGAACGTTTCATCGTGAGCGTGCGGGGTTCGTACTGGCACCGCAGGAATTGTGAGTTCTAGATTCGAGCGCAGCTTAGCGCGGACGATCTGCCGGGTGTTGTTGATGTAGCGGGTATTGATTTGGAAATGCGACAAGCCGCCAGCGTCCGCATCACCCGGCTTGATGGCAGCAATACGGATCTTACCGTAAAACGTCACGATATCTTCTTGTTTCATGGCTTTGGCTCATTTCGTTTTATGTTGTTCGGACAGCGTGTACCTGCACACGGTTCTGTGATCAGTTTAGTGATATATGCATGAAAATATCTAGAGAAATTTAGACGGCATAAGAAACTAGCCTCTCTACCCTTGCGGGTAGAGAGGTAGCCCCAATGCTTGTGCGGAAGGATTGCTTACAACCATGGACGGAGGAGAGGGTCAGTGATTAGCCAACAACTCTCCTCCATCGCGCCGCCCAATTAGGCGGTGTGCATGAACACCGGCACTTTGGCGTCGACCACGTCTTCGATGCCCGTGACGTCGATCTCGATCAGCAGCGGCAGGTTGACGAAGTGGCGGAACGCCGGCGACACGGTGATCTCTTTCGAGGTCTGGCCGTCGCGCGACACCGGCAGGATGATGGTCATTTCCGGACGGTACATGGTGGTGCCGAAGTGCAGGACATTCGGGATGCCTTGCGCTGCGGTTTCCATGTTGCCGAACGTGACGTACAGCTTGCCGCGCAGGTTCTTGTTCGTGTCGGACACGACCTTGACCGGGAACTTGTCGCCCAGCAGACGCAGGTCGCCGGTGATGTTCAGGTACTGCTCGATACGCGGATCGCAGGCGATGATGACCGTCGGGATCTGCGCGACGCCGCCGTTCTGCGATGCCGATGCCGGACCGTAGGACGACAGTTGCCACATCTTGTACACGTGGTCACGGATGAGGTTGACCAGCGATGCCTGGATGTCGGCAGCGCGTTCCGACGACTTGATCGAGTCGACCACTTCCGGAGCGTTGTACTCGTCGTGCGCGTAGTACGGGTCGAGCAGCCAGCGGGCCAGGCCGAAGGTTTCGACGGTTTCGCCCGGGATGTGGAACTGGCCTTGCATTGCGCGCATCGTGGCAGCGTGAGCTTGCAGCACTTCGACAGCGTCGATCGACGAACGGGTCTTCGTGGTGAAGATCAGGAACGACAGGTCGCGCGCGTCGTTGACGTCGCCGGCCGAGTGCGGACGCACGATGGTCACCGGTGCCAGCAGGTTCAGCGGGTAGAACTGGCGCTTGGTGTTCGTGTCCATCGTTTGGCCACGCAGACGACGGTTCAGGTTCGAACGCTTTGCAGCCAGCTTGTAGCCGACGACTTCGGCGCCTGCGAACAGGGCAGCGATGGTAGCGCCCGGACCCGAGGTGGCCGAGACTTGCACGCCGTTCTTGGCGACGGTGGCGACTTCCGGTGCCGGACCGTAGACCGAACCGTTACCGAATTGCAGGTTCAGGCGACCCGAGACGTCGACGGCCAGGCGGACTTCGTAGTTGCCAGCGCCGATCGGGGCCAGCAGCACGGAGGCAGCGCCCGAGACGGTCTTGGTGTTGCCGTTGACCAGCAGCGAGCTGTTCTGGAACGACAGCTGTTGGTCCTTGTAGTCGCCTTGCGAAGCGGCGTAGTAGGCGGCCTGCGGCAGTTCCTTGACGTTGAACGCGATGTATTCGGTCGTGGCGGTGCCGTCGACGGTGCCGTGGACGGCGATCAGCAGCTCTTCCAGGAACACGCCCGGATCGATCGAGTCGGTCTGGTTCGGCAGGCCCTTGGCCACCATCGTGTCGGTGTGCGAGATCGACAGCAGGTCGAACTTGGCGCCGGTCTTCAGGTAGCTGGTCGTGATGTCTTCGCCGTTGTCCATCTTGCGGACGATCGGGGCGACGGCCGTGTCGGGGACGAAGAATTGCTTGCTGTCGTCACGCAGGACCGGCACCAGGTCGGACGCGTCGTTCTGCAGCAGTTCCGGGTAGGTCTGCGCGCGGATGACGTTGTAGCGCTTGAAGTCGGTCACGGCGCCGCTGATGGCGCGGTTGCTGTCGTTCTGGAGCAGGGCCAGGTCGATCGACATGAACAGGCCGGCTTCGTTCGGCGGGATCACGACGGTCGGGAACAGGGTTTCGGCCAGCTCGGATTGGCGGGCGCATTCCAGGTTGTAGGCGACCGAGAAGGCGATCGAGGTCGAGGTCGATTGCTCGTCGTAGGCTTCGTTGGCAGCGCGGCGTTCGAACGGGGTCGAATCGGCGACCGGCGACACCGTGATGCCTTCCAGGCTCATGGTCGGCTTGGTCGGGGCCGAGAGGGCGCCCTTCAGGTCGTGGCCGAGCATCGCGGCGATGGTCGCGGCCTTCAGCTGGTTCTGGTTGTAGTTGTGGGTGATGCGGCCGTCTTTGCCGGTCACGCCGAACGATTCAGCAGCGAACGATTCGAACTTGTTCAGCAGTTGGGAAGCCGTGGTTTGCAGCGAACCGACGATGGCCGGGTTGTTCGAGATCGACTCGACGTTCAGCAGGTTCTTGCCGACTTCGCGCGATTCCGCCGAGAAAGCGAATTGCTCCACGATCGGTTGGGTGCGCGCCAGGAAGCCGCCCAGGCCACGGGTTTCCGGGCCGTTATTGAAGATGATGCTTTTCATGGTTGTAACCAATCCTTACAGGAAAATGGGAAAGGAATTTTGCTTTGGGGCTTATTCAGCTCAAATGATTAGATAATTATCTACCGACAGAATGTCAGAACATAATCAAACTAACGATTCAAGATACTTCCGGAAGTATGGTGTCTTGCACCCCGAAGAGGGCGTGTTGTACACATAGAATGTTTCCAACACTTGCTTGCACAAGGTGATCACATTCGCTGCATACGTTGTGCTATCGAAGAAGGCAGGATAGACCACGACGAGGAGGTAATCACGTTCCACGTCATAAGTAATAAAGGGTTCGTTGTGGTTCAGACGTCCAGCATTCGCTGGGTCAAACCGCATCGCCACTTCATTCTTGGCCAACTCACCCCACGACAGCGAGTTCATCGTTTCCAGATTTTTGAACAATGCATTATCATTTGCATTGGAAGAACCTGCAACGCACTTACGCCACGCTTCATAGAGTGGGGCACCGAAACCACACTCCGTGATGCTGGTGCCACAGTCGACTTCGATCATACCGTACGTCGGCTGGTAACGTTCACCCTTCAGTTCGGCCTTGAACGGGTTCAGATCTTCAAAGAGCAGCATGTTGGCTTGCTCTTGGGCGCTGAAGAACTGGGCCATTTTGCGGTAGTCCAAAATGGTGGACAACGGCAGGTTATTACGTTGCAGCGCACCGGCAATCCAGTACGGGACGTAAACGACATTTTTGTTTTGTTCCACCATTGGTGCGACTCCTTGTGAAACCAGATTTAAAAAAGATGAGGCGAGCCTTTAGTATGTGGACCTAAGAGCTACTCATAGAAGAATAACGACAAACACAATAAACCTAACCTAACCAACATCATGAACATTCAACTTTTGCTTGTCAGCGCGATCAGTTTGCTCTACCGCGAGAGCCAGCAAGTGGGTCATACCAATAACTCTGCCGAAGACGTCTTGAAGGTGGTCGATGAAGCCAAGGCACCGGACGTATCATTGGGTCGGGATATCAAAGATCGTACGACCGAAGTGTTGTTGGGATTGAAGGAGACAGCGTACTACATGGCCTGCCAACCTTACGACCATCAGTACGAACCCAACGAGCTGCTGCAACGGCTCAAAATGAACTGCGGTGACGACGACATCACCTACGAAGCCCTGCAAGGCGGCATCATGCCGGAACTGTCGGAAAGCGCACTCAAGCGCACTTGCATCAACCTACGCAACCAGATCCGCAACTACTTCCGTAGCAAAGATGTCGAACGCATCATCACGGAAGCGTTCAGCAAAATCAAGTTCAACAAATCGAAAATCAATTCCATGCCAACCTACGTCATGGAGACCATGGAGAAGCTGGCACCGTACACCAGTAACCACATGGAGAAGGACCCAGCGGTCGTGGACGAAGTCGATTTCGACAAGCCAGAAGAAGTGGCCAACGTGTTCCAAGCTGTCAAGGAAGGTGAGGAAGGTAGCACGATCCTGCGTCTGGGCCTGCAAGGCATGAACCGGATGCTCGATGGTGGTTATCGGCGCGGCGAAGCCGTGATCAGTCCGGCGGCACTGGCGCACAACTTCAAAACTGGCGGTAACTTGACTGAGTTTCGCCAGATCGCGGTCTACAACACCCCGGTGCTGCGCGACCCCACCAAGAAGCCCCTGCTGTTGCGGATCTCGTTTGAAGACAGCTTGAAAGAAAACTTCCAGTTCATCTACGAACAGTTCTACATGAACGATCACCGGGACGATGTGATCAAGGCATTGCCGGATCTGAACAGCAAAACCAAAGAAGAACTGGCTGACTACATCATGCCACGCATGCAGGCCACTGGCTTTAAGGTGCGCATGATGCGGGTTAATCCGTCAGAATGGACTTACCTGGACGTGCAGAACAAAGTGCTCGCGATGGAAGCCGAAGGTTACGAGGTCATCGCGCTCTTCGTCGACTATCTGGCGATGTTGCCGACCACGGGTTGCATCATGACCACGGCGGGTTCCGATATCCGCGACATGTTCCGTCGTATCCGTAACTTCTGCGCCCCGCGCCACATCCTGTTCGTGACGCCACACCAGCTCTCATCGGATGCCAAGAAGCTGGTCCGTGAAGGCACAGCCAACCTGGTGCGTACGCTGCCCGGCAAAGGCATGTACGACGGCTCCCAGCGTCTGGATCAAGAAGTGGACCTCGAAGTGTTCCAACACATCGAGTACGTGAACGGCAAAGCGTATCTGACCCGCCAGCGGGGCAAGCACCGTAAGACGAGGCAGACCCCGATGATCGACCGCTACGCCGCATGGCAAATGCAAGAAGTCGGCAATCTGCTCGACGATGTAGACGGACCGGATACCACGCTGCGTAAGCCTGGAGCGGGTCCGATTGGCAGTGCCCGTGAAAACCCCGTATGGGACTTTAATGGTTCCGACATGATGATGTAAATGCAATCAACGTAATACCCCTACCTCCCTCTCTAGCCTATTGTGTGGCTAGAGAGTGGTGGGTAGTATGTCACTCCATTTTTACTAAAAATACTTCCAAGGGTGGCGGGGATGTTGCTGAGCAACTTGCGCAAAATGATTGGTAGCATTCATGTGACGGAAGAAGGTAACTTCATCCGCGTTGAAGGGCTACCCACGTACCAATACACCAACGATCTGATGCGCATCTGGCGCACCTCCAAGATCGGGCTGAATATGTTCAGCAAAATCACCAGCTCGTACGTGGTGTTTCACAAGTTCTTCCTGCCGGAAGTCATCTATACGCTGGAAAGCATTTTAGAAGACCCTAAGCGCGGCGGATACAATTACCGGGCTCTCCGTAAGGCTGCTGAAGAATTACGCCGGGAAACGTGGTTTAAACACACCACAATGCGTTTTCCTGATATCTTGAACTTCCACGCCCTCGATCGGCTCAACGTCAAGCTGTTCGACACTCAGATGGGGTTCCTCCACACCTACAATGAGAAGGTGCCACAGTTCAACCTGCAAGGGTATATGCTGGCCGCCGATCCCGGCACGGGCAAGACCATCAACTCGATCGCATGGTCGGAATGCCTCGACTCGGATTGCACCGTGGTGATCTCCCCCAAGAACGCCTTGGACCGTGTCTGGGCCGCAACGCTTTCCACCATCTTCAAGAAACCGGTGTCGTACTGGGTATCGTCGTCAGGTGAGCCGCTGGTGATGGGTAAACGTTTCTACGTATTCCATTACGAGCAACTCGACCGGGCTGTGGAGTTCTTTAAGACTTATCAAGGTCGCAAGCCCACGGTGATTCTGGACGAATCGCACAACATGAACGAGATCGATAGCCTGCGCACCAAGCTGTTTATCGAACTGTGCCGCGGTTCACTCAAAGCGCATCATGTGCTCTGGATGTCTGGTACCCCAATCAAAGCGATCGGTAAGGAAGTCGTGCCGCTTCTCAAGACAATCGACCCGTTCTTTGACAAGAATGCTGAAGAGCGCTTTATCGCCATCTTTGGTAAGTCCAGCTCCAAAGGCTTAGATATCCTCGCGAACCGGCTGGGTTATCTGGTGCACAAGGTCACCAAGGCCAACGTGATGAAGAGCGACGTCACAGAAATCGATTTGCCGGTCAAGATCCCCAATGGCAACCAGTACACGTTGCAATCGGTGTCGCTGGAGATGCGCGAATTCGTCACCGAACGAATGGAGTATTACCGCATCAACTTCAAAAAGTACGAGCAAGATTACGAGGCGGGCCTGCGTATTTGGGAAAACATTATCCGCCACGACAAGCACCACGAGGCGCGTTACGCCACGTACAAACGCTATGTGGCCATGATCCGGCAGAATTACGATCCGGAGACTATGAAGGAGGAGTCCAAGTATTGTAACGCTTACGAGAAAGAGATCTTGACCCAGCTGGCCCAACCGTTCAAGGATCAGTTTCGTAACGCCAAGTCGGTTGTGAAGTATTACAACCTCAAAGTCCAAGGTGAGGCGCTCGGACGCATCTTGGGCAAGCGCCGGATGCAGTGTAACCTCGATCTGGCCACCAATGTGGATTACGAACCGATCATCGATGAAGCGCGCAAGAAGACCGTCATCTTCACGAGCTATATCGAGGTGGTGGATCGGATTCACGACATGCTCAAAGAAAAGGGTTACAAGCCGCTGCGGGTGTACGGTTTGACCAACCACGATTTGCCGAATATCATCAACACGTTCGACAAAGACCAAGATGCCAATCCGTTGATCGCGACGTTCCAATCACTTTCCACAGCAGTGCCACTTATCATGGCTTCGACGGCGATGATGATGAATCGTCCGTTCCGTTCGGGTGAACTGGATCAAACCAAAGCGAGGATCGACCGGGTGGGACAAGACGGCGCGGTGATGTTCTACAATGCCGTGTTGGATACGGGCAACGAACCCAATCTGTCGACCCGGTCCGATGACATTCTGGATTGGAGCCGTAAACAAGTCTCGGAGATCATGGGTACACCCTTGACCGATGACCTGTCGTTGGAATCCTTGATCGATCCGCGTTTCACTCAGATCACTCGGGAAGAGTGGGATGCCGATTCGGTCGCCGTCGAACTGCTGGAAGGTACCGACATCGTGCCGACCGTGGCGCAACATAAACCCGTCTCCATGCGATGGTAAACTGCTTGCCCTAGAGGACCGCGCGGTCCTCTAGGGGAGTATGTTGTCCAAAAACTATGAGGGGCTTTGCCTAAAAACCGCAAAGGGGAAAACGATGGGCTATGATGAGATGGAACAAGTGGGGCCGTATCTACGGCGATTCTTTAACGACCACAACAAACGTTGGTACTATTACCACTTATGCCCAGCCTGTGACGAACCGCACCAATACACACTACTGCAAGACAACATCGGCTGGACGTTCAATCACGATTACCAAAAGCCATCGTTCTATCCATCGATGCGCCGCTCCTCTAACATTCCCCGAACGCCAGAAGAAAGAACCAATCGGGTAGAATACACCACCTGCCACTACTTCCTTATCGAAGGACGCATCGACTACTGTACGGATAGCCCACACCATCTCGCTGGTAAATCCGTACCCTTGCCTGTTTGGCCAAAAAATAAATAGACGGACATACTCCCGCTCCCATGATGGGGGCGGGAGCTATGCGCTTATTGGGCTTGTTGGGATACTTCGAGGGATTTTTTCAGCTCTTCCAGCTTGCCTTTGAGCTTGCCGGTGAAGCTCTCAGTGCTGACGCCGGAGTCCGGCAGCAGGCTGCCAGCCAGTTCTTCCGGATCGGCATCGGTGCCGGCCACGGCAGCATCAGCGACCGACGACACGAGGGCTTGGTCGATCGGTTTGATTTCGGGGATATTGCTCACAACCGTTTGCACGTCGCCCATCGTCACGATGATGTCGCCGAGCTGATCGATGTCGTTGGCGGTGTTGGTTTGGTCGATGGCCTTTTCGTTGGCTTCGTCAGCCGCGATGGCTTGTTCTTCGAGCGACAGCTCGGGTTGGGGTTGTTGCGTAGTGGGTGCTTTGAAGGAAAATTTTCGCATGACAGTCTCTTTTCATTGAGGGTAAGAGTGTTTCATAACAATGGTACCAAAAAAGAAAAGACGGCAGAAAAAGGCTCAGGAACCCGTGAGGGCCCCTGAGCTAAGATCTTCTAAGGAACAAACACAAAGAGCAACCTCTGCCAACGAACCAGCTTCCGCGGATCTCGACAAGTGTAGCCAACACAGGGCCATCTACACCCCTAAGCCGATCTGGGGGTCGTCAGATCAACTTAGGGCTGCTATTCGGATTTACGCGTGCAAGCACTCGACCGAAAATCCCTCCTAACAACTTGGCCGCTATCAGCAGCCCGTACCGTTCGTGTGTTTTCTTCCGCTCCATGTGGCAGCGAGTTAAGTGGGTTCTCCCGAAGCTACCCCAACAGCGGCTCATTTTCACACACCCTCTTCCCTTAACGCTACACGGTGAGTTACGCTAGGGCAGTGTTAATATCACATACTATCTAGCCCACTCCCGCATCGCCATGATACCGTTGTCCAGGAGTGAGTCATATTCAGCGATCAGTTCACCGTGTTCATCGTACATGCCGTGTTGTTTTAAGAGTTGACGTAATCCTTGCCCTAACTCGTAAACTGCACTGGCGTGTTGATTCTGTTCAGGGGTATTGGCTAGACTACGGATATGCTCATCGGCTTCCGGACCATAGAAATCCTGCGCTAAGCGTTGTACGCCTTCGTTCAAGAGTTCAGAGATGTGCTTGTCCAACTCTTCGTCTTTATCCGACAAAGCACTGATGCACGGAATCAATTCGGTGAGTTCAACGTCAGCGACATCATACTCCGTTAAGGGCGCGCCTTCAGCGATGTTTTCGTAACGGGCTTTAGGAGACGCTTTGAAATAGGTCTCTAATACCGGCGTGATATCCACCAGATAGTAGTGACCGGGGTGCAGCGGGAGTTGCTCGAACGACGTGGCGTCGCTAAAACTAGGTTCAATATAGGAAGACACTCGATACCTCCGGCCGGACGGCTAGGTATAATACATCGTCAGTAATGTGTTCGAAGCTGGCGCACAGGATGCTGTTCTCGTTATAGAGGCGATGCACCTGCAACAGTTTGAACATCTCTTCAGCAAAACCGTACAAACAGTACGTGTAATTCTGGTAGCCCTGATTATCCATCTGTTTCAGAAACTTAAGCGGATGGTATTTGAAGAGCGGCGAGACGTTCGTATCGGTAATGAGCAGCGTATAATGCGCCATGAAGGACATCACCGCCACTGGCTCATTCTCAAAGTGCCCGATCATTTGCTCGACGACCATGTGGATATACTCGGTCTGGAGCTGTGCAGGCACTTGTGGGTTAGCATAAGCGTTGTGATAAGCCCGGAATCGACTGATCACGGGAAAAACATCGATTGTGTAAATATGCGGGGTCATGGTCGACTCAGGTAAAGGGTGCCGTTTTCGTAATCATGAAAGTCGAAGCGGTGAATGTGGGTCGGGTCGTACATATTGAACTCCACAAAGCGCTCCACCATTTTTTGCATGACTACATGCCAACACTGACGCTGGAGAGAAGACAGCTCGGTGCAGTCGAAGTATTGCGGCGCCGCATCCAGCACGTCACGTATATTGCTGGTTGCGGGCTGATGCCCGCTGGGCAAATAGCCGACTTCATGATAAAGGTCAAAGAGGAATGCTCCGATACTACCGTACTGTAAGTTTTCATAAGCAGGTTTCTCTCCGTATGCGACAATGGTGGCGTGCATCTGTTCCAAGATGTCACTGACATCCACCACGACAAGACGGTCTACAGAACCGCGGTAATCTTCAGGCGTAAGTTCAACAAAGTCGTCCATCATTCGAGAAATAGCTGAGCCCATCGTTCTGAGTTCTCACTGTTATCTATCTTGGCGTTGATCTCCACGATTTCAAGCGGGGGGATCAGCCACGAGGTTACTTTGGGTTCGACAGGGGAGGTTCGTGGATTCAGATCCAGCTGCACGATCATGAAGTCAAACGGATTCGGGGTATGGTGATGCAGATAGCGTTCAACAATAGAACGCGCTGCGATCTCTTCCTCGAATTGTTGCTGTACGGGTTTGATGACCCCGTTCTCCGTCCATGCCACCGAACTTGCCGGCGCCACTACGCTAGAGAGCGTGTGAATCAAATGGTCGTTACGATACCGCTCTTGCTTGAAAGTAAAGATGCCATCTTCAAATTGCCAGATCTCACGACGACGCATTAAAAGTTGGCGATGACGTGACAGCGTATCGAAAGTGACGGTGGTTACATGTCGGCCACTGTCGACCGGTTCAATCCGCAACGCTTTAAGGCGGCGCGGATGAAAGTTAAGAATAGTCGGGCGAATAGCCCGCGGAATGGCCACGGTCAGTTTGAGGTGGCGATAAATGGCGATCGGCATGATGGTGAGAGGAAGTCGGAGTCGTAGGATATCCCCCATGGATGAAAAAAGAAAATACGGCATAACACCTCCCCGTAGGGAGGCGTACCTTTATTTACCGAAGAGGTAATTTTCTGCTTTTAAGCCTACGTTGAGCCATATCGGCAGAATCGAGCCACTCACCAAGTGAGCCTCTTCGCGCTCGCGACATCGTTGAAGCTTGAGCGCATCTTGGATCTCATTGATCAGTTGCCGTTCCGGATCAGTGGCGGGAATGTAATGCGTCGCCATGTGATCAACATAATCGTCGGTTTCACCTTCCCAGCGGGCTTTAACTTCAGGTGTGGCCACGTCATAATTCTGTTCGATACGCAATTCCATTAACATAAAGCCGTAATAGATTGCGTCGATTCCACTGGAAATTACCCGCTTACCCTGAAAGGGGTGAAGGGATAACATACGTGACTGCTCGTCAACACAAATCGGCATGGGGAGCAGACCCATCAATTCTTCGCGGGTAAACATAAAAAGATTCCTTATTTGAACATATCACGGGCTGCGCGAGCTTGTCGATCACGGACTTCGTCGTAGGTTTGCACCAACGAATCTTCCACCCCGTACGTCGGGGCTTTACGGTTGAGCGGGATATGACTGGCCCACCGAGGTTTGCCTTGATCCACCATCTGCTGATCGAACTCACGGGACGGTGCCGCAAACAACATGAAGGGAGGCATAGCTGGTGTGTATTCACCATCGATCAACATCAGGATCGCGCGCGCCACTTCTTGACACGCGCCCTTCTCTTTGGTGAAAGAGCCGATACCTTCAGCGATCCGGTATATAGTCCCGATAAATTCTTCCCGCATTTGTTGCGGGGTAAGTTCAGGTCCACGTACCCCGCCAGCATCCTCACCGTAATACTTTCGCATTACTGGATAGAACTCGTCATGCAGCATGGTGGAAATCACGAGGTCAGGATCGTGCCAGTTTTCACCGTTCTCGATACAATCGTTGACGTAATCTTCGCCCGGATCAAAATACATGTTCACTGGTGGGATACCGTTTCCCCTCATGCCGTCGAGAAAGACAAGATTAGAAAACGCTACACCTTGGCAGCGGTCTTCGAGAGTACCAGCATTCGGTTCGTTAGCCCAATACCGAGCGTTGTCAACGAACCCCTTGACGATCATCTCGATACTCTCTTCACGAGTGTAGGGGCGTGGTCCGCCCGGAGGGCTGGGTGGCGGAAGTTCAATCGCGGGTTGCTCGTAGACATTTACGATGCCGCGTTCTCTCAGAACCTTTAACACGGCTTCCTTTGCCACTTCGTCGATCATCTGGTTGACTTGTTCCCGGATGAGTTCCTTCTGCGCTTCCGGGCTAAAGGGGAGATCAGTCGTGATCGGTGGAATGGGTTTCTTCGGGTTATCATCGCGCGGCATGATGGCTCCTATTCGATCTCTTCGCCATAGTTAAACAGGTCGCGCGCTGCGGCTGCCAAACGGTCGCGATGCTGATCGTAAATGGTTCCCACAGCTTTTGTGATCGTAACAGGGTCATTCGGCGAACTATCGAGTTCCACAGGACCAGTTGGCCATTGATGCATCACGTAGTCTTCCCGATTTAAATCATAATGCGAGCGATGTTGACTTTCAGGGCGAACGATGGCAACGGATGCTGTACCGTGATTTTGTCGATATGATTCCGATTCGGGTATCGGCAGCAACGCAAACGGCGGCGTGGTCTCCGAACCTTCTTTCAGAAGCTCGAATACAGTAAAGACCGCGCCGGCGACTCGGTCATCAGCCGTAAGTCGTGGGTTTTGGTTATTCGTCCCGAAGGCCGACTTGGCACGCCGTAAGGCTGCGTGAGCCAACGCTTCTAGGGCTTGTTCACGGGTTAGGGTCGGGGTCGACTCGTATTGGTTATCGGACTTGCCAATCTCGTCGACACTCAGAGTCTTCTTAGTCATCGTAAGGATCTCCAAATAGGTCACGTGCAGCGGTACGATAACGCTCACGCATCATCTCGTACATGTTCTGGTAACGATCGGTAAGGGAGCCCGGCGGACTCTTAGGGTCAACCCCATAGACCGGTGGTTTCCACGTCAGATCCATGGGTTGGCCGAAATTCCATTCCGCCATCACGCGTTCGCCGTTACGCTCCACCGCGGTCACGCAGCCACTTTCTGTTTCTGGGTCAATAGGGGTGAGTTGGAAGGCAGGGATCTCGTAAACCTCATGGCCGTTCTGGATCATGCTCAGGACTTCATGCACAGCCCCGTGCACGCGCTCCGCTACACCCAATCCCTCTTCCCCGCGTTCCACCCAGTGTTTGCCAATCCAGTACGCTGCATCAGCGACTTGATTGATCTGCTCATTGACATCCATTTTTGGCAAAGCATTGGGATTCTCTGCCGTGGGTTGTTTGTAGGTGCCGATATGGCGCACACCGTCGCCCGCGTGGTTGATTTTGTCGACACTGATTTCGATGACACTACGGATGGTATCAACCAGACTACGTTTTTGATCAAGCGGTAATTTGTTTAATGCTTTCTCGACGGTACGGTCACCCTTGAGCTTTACGGCGCTAACCACACAGAGCGCCGCTTCGCGGATAGGATCATCGATCGGCCACATGTCGTAGATGATATCCCGACTAGCAAAATCGTGCACCATGTCAATAGCAACCTTGGCCGACCGATATGCTGGATCATCGGGATCAGTCGGCGGTAAGTATTCTTCTCGCTTCATTGTGATCAGTCCTTGAACAGATCTTTGGCTGCTCGGATCGTACGCTCTTTGATCTGATTAGCGTACGTCATGTCGTAATACGCATCGTAGACACGGTTAGGGTTGAACTCACCAACGGGTGTTGGTTGTGGCACCTTACCACTGAAGCGCAACCCATAGGCTTCGCGAATGGCCCCATGGCAGGCTTCTAACTGCGTCAGGCCAGGTTTGGTACCCCAGCGGCCGGCGATCGCGTGGAAGTGGCGGAGTTCGTAGTTGAGGTCATCAATACGGCGGTCCTCATCTATCGCGGTTTGACCATACCCTGGCATTTCATCCGTGTCTGCCGCGCCCATGATCGCACCCATGACTTCCGCGGGTTGTTCTTTCCACTCATCCACCGACCAGTATGCCACTTCACGCCCAGCGCGTACCACTCGCACGTAATCGCACGGGGTGGGATAAGGCGGCACCCGGATCTCGTTACCGTTGTTCAAACGTAGTACGTGCTCATCTCCATAATCGGTGTTATGAACAACGTTTTCGGCTTTGGGTGCGTCGACTGCGGATTTTTCGTAGATGTTGTTTTTCGCGAGGACAGAATCGATGTGCATCTGAGCAAACTCTGTCAACACATCAACAATTTCTTCTTGATTCTCAGTTTCGAAGTTATCAAACATTTTTCGATAACCGCGATCGCGCAAAACGCAAATTGCACCATTCGCTATTGCTCTTGCTTCGTTCACGATCGGTCTGCCGTCATACCCAGTTTCTTCTAAAGAAACGGAATTATGCTCAAAAGCAAATTTAGCTTCCTCCCTGATTTGCTTTTTATACCACTCACTTTGATGCCCGTATTTATCATCGGTATTAAAATTCGAACCGAGACCAATAACGCTATTTTCGCTCATGGTCACTCCTTGAACAAGTCACGTGCTGCGCGAATCGTGCGCGATTCGATCTGCTCAGCGAAACGTTCGTCAAAACGGTTATCGAAGGCGCGCGCTAGGCCGGTTTGGTAATTGTTGGGTCCGAGCATGCCATAATCGAGAATCGTATCACCGAACTCGACTTGATCATGGTGACGGGCCCGCGCTTCCATGTAGTCGGGATGGGGCGACAACACGAGTTGCAACAATGGCAATCCCTCACCATCTGGGCGGTTACCTTGGCCACCGTCAATGATATCGAGCACACTGCGGGCAGTTCGGATACAACGTTCGACCGTAGTGAAGTTACCGGGCTCCTCACCATGTTTGATGGCGGTGTCGATCAAAGCATCGAATAAGAACTCGCGCACTTGCGGCATCTCGACCACCCCGGTTTTCGAAACCAACAGCCGATTGTTGAGCGACTTGTAAGGATGTTCGTCGATCGCCACGATCCGCTCGTACAAGGATTCGGCGGCAGCCGCAGCGTTGGCTTGCTTGAAGATCTCGGCCACAACGTCGGTGAGATCTTTCCTCGTCGTTTTATCGATCTCGTGACCCGAGATACCCGTGCGATCTGTCACGTAAGTGATCGCTGCTCGCGTTGCGAAATCGACGGGGGTCTTGAGGGGCGCGCCACTATACCACGTGTCGTCCTTGTTCTTTTTCGCGTGCTGGATATACCCAGCGGCCTGATCGTGAATGTAACGTTCTTCGAGCGCTTTACGCTCTTCATCCCAATCGCTGCCGAGGTCATCGGCTCCTTTATCCATGATGATATCCTTTCATTATCGCGCTAGGCGTTGCCACCTAGCGCTTTGTTGTGGAGAGATTTATCGACCGAAACGAGCCAGCTTCCATTTCAGCATCGACTTGATCCGCTTGTAATTCTGTTTCACCCACACGCTCGGTCGTTTGATAGGGTGCCAGAGTACATTCTTACGACGGCCTTTGAACAGACGAATCTGCATCGTGCCAAAGCTGCCCAGCTTATCATAGCCCTGGTTGGGCAGACCGTAGTAGAACCGGTTACGGTCTTCTTCAGCCACGAATTCCCCGTCACCGCCGATGTCGACGATTTGCAGACCCGCCAGCTTAAGGATGGTCGCCCACGTGTTCTCGTTGTGACCCGACCAGCCGCCTTGGTAATACATCTCGATGGTATCGAGGGCTTGCGCCGTGATGCGGAAGATCGGCAGGAAGATCAGCCACGAATCATCCGGTTGGATGTTTTGCGGTGTCACGAGGTGCGAGGCATAGGCCCAGCCTTCGTAACCACGGGCCAAGTGCGTGGCCAGCAGATCACCCGGCTTGCGGTTGAGGTCACTGAACAATTGAGCGAGGTCGCCGGAATACTCAACATCGTCTTCCACCAGCCAGTATTGGCTGTACTGCGGATTCAGACGGCGAAACAGCAACGTCACCAGATCAGAGTTGCCCGGGATCAGGCGAAATTCCTTGGCGGCACCTTTGTTGGGGTAACCCAGCGTACGGATGGCATCCAAGCTGAACACGTAGTGCTTGATCTCGATGCCGCCGATCACCAGCTTACGAATCTCTGTGGTGGTGTTCGGCAGATACGACGCGATTGCGAACTCGTGATTCGGCCCCAGCTTCGTGAAAGCGTTGCGGAAACGGAGCAGACGCTTCTTGACGCTGAGTGGATCGGTGGTGAGGAACAGCAGGACTTGCGGGGCCGAGTTGTTATGGATTGCGGTTTGTTTCACGGTGGACTGGACAGCAGATTGATAGTCGAAGCCAGTATCCAGAAGACGCAATTGCGTAATGTCGTTCATTGTGATTTCCTTTTGTTAATTTGAGTTATACACGGACCAAGCAGCGTACCACCACAAAAAGACGTATCTGGCTTTCGAACTATCCCTAGTTGGAGTGCTTATGTGCCAAACATCTTCTTTGCGGCGTTGATGCGATTCTCTTCCATGCGGCGAGCAATCTCGTCGAAAGTCCCGCTCAGACTTTGCTGATTGGGTTGAATCAAATTCATGGGTTGATGGAAGTTCCAGATTCCCGGAACACTGCCGACACCATCGCGCCAAACAGCGGTGGTGTAATCGATGCCATTTGGATGCGGAATCGGCACCAGTTGCATCGGCGGGACAGAATTACCGTCGCCATATTCAAACATGTCTAACACGTCGCGGATAGCGCCGCGGGCTATGTCATGGCGTGATAGCTTATCCGAGCCAGCCCACGTGTTAGCGATGTGCGCCATCGCATTGGCGAGATGCTCGTACTGTTCTGGCTCAGTCATCACAACCGGAGTTGTTTCGTACAGTGCCGCGCCCATGGGTTCGTTACTCGCTTCCTGGGTTGCGGGAATCGGGTTATACACGGTGTTCAGCTTTTGCGATACTCCGAGTGCTACTCGACGCTGGACGGTCGGGTCCTTGAACCCCGTCAACATTCGCTCAGTGACTTGGGTGATCTGATTGACGGCGGCCCCATATTGGCCATCGGCGATCGCTTGGTTGATCGAAGGTCCGTACGTGCCTGCCACAGTTGAACTTGAGAAAGCGAAGTAATGCGGCCCTTGGTATTCGCTCCACCCGCCGAATTCACCCAGCCTTGGCTTGCTGCAATACCATGCTGCGTCGACTTGGTAACTTTCCAGTCCATGACCATCGTCCATGAGAGCAGCCAGCTCGAACAGCCATTTGAGTTCTGGCGTTTCGTAAGGATCGACTGATTTCATGTAGTTGGTATGTTCGAGCGCATGGGGATGCTGATCTGTCCCAAAATGCTTGAATAGTACCGTGAAGATTTGTGCGAGGTTGGAACCAAAGACGTCTACATCAACGCCACCCATTTCCTCGTCGGCGAACGCAGGGAAAGGAAGACCGAGCGAAGAAAACAGCCCTTTTAAATCTTCTCGCAGACTTTCCCAGATGGCAGCGCGATCCATGAACTCGCCCCGGGCGATATACACCTCGCCGTTACCTGGGTAAGATTCATCGAGGTTATAACAACCAAACAAAGCCCTGATAACGGGAGTCACGGCTTTGACCCGCATCGTGCCGACCATTTCTTCGTAATTGTTAGCCATTGTTATTCTCCGAATAATTCTTTAGCGGCCCTGATCTGACGGTTTTGAATTTGATCTGCGTAGTGCGTATCGTAAAGTTGATTGTATTTCTTAGATAGAATTTCCGGATCACCTTTGGTTTCGTGGTGGCTTAGGTAATAGAGCTTCGTGAGTTTGTGGCAAGCTTCATTAACCGTAATGTCGGGTATAGCTGCCACAGTCTCGGCAATGTTAAAGTAATTGCAAGCTTCACTGTGTTGTCGTCTCGATTGCCACCGCAGTGCCTTCTCCGTCAACTCAGCGATAAGATCATCCACGCTGCGATCACTACGTTTGAGCATATTGGCGTATTCTGCCCCCAAACGACCCAAGACTTCATTGTCGATCTGATCACGCAGCTTATCAAGTTGCTGATAGAAATCCTGATAGAGTGCTACGATTGGATCGTTTTCTTTAGCTTGTCTACCCTTCATCTTTAGTCTCCGAATAAATCTTTGGCGGCACGGATCTGGTTTTGCCGGATCTGCTCGCTCAGATGGGTGTCGTAATGTTGGGCGTAAGCTTTGCCGGCGCTGATCGGGTAAGCTTTCTGGATGGAATCTGGGACGTAGTTTTCGAGTGGTCCGATGTTGATGGGTTTTTGATCGACGCCATAGAGCGCATACAGGTCATGCGCCACACCGTGGCAGCGTTCCATTGGTGTCAGGTCCGGTTCTGTAGCCCATTGGTTGGCGATATCGAACGCTTGACGAATCTGGTGGGTGCGCAACTCGACAGCGCTGTCGATCGCTTCTTTTTCGTAGTGTTCGGCGCGCAGACGATTCTTTTCATGAATCGCATCGCGTTCTTCTTGCGACAATTTATTCCACTCTTGTTCCCATCCTTGATCGCCCAACATCATCGAACGGGCCAAAATGAGTTGAGAAGCCACCAGTGAACGCATGTGCAAAACGATGTCGGTGTTTTCAACTTGACGCTCGCTGGCCCACTCCTTGACCCATTTGTCATTCGCCACCATGGCGTAGGTTTCGTCCGGCACGTTGGTTGACATGCCGATCTCAAGATTCGTCATGCGGTCGGCGACTGCGTCAGTGACATCATCAATCACGCGTAGCAGACGAACTGGGTCCGTGTCTTTTGGGATAAACGACACGGTAATCACTGTACGTGGCCCCATCTCCTCTTCTTGTTTGTCCATCTCTTGGCGATCGTCATCTTCAAACATGGTAAATCCTTTTAAGTGAAAAATAATCATGGAGGCGTCAACCCCCATGATTATCGTTCCGGATCAGAAATTAGCTGGGAAACAACTCGCGCGCCGCGCGGATGCGACGGTTCTCGATTTCGCTCATGAAGTGCTGCTCGAATTGCTGCACATAAGCGTCATGGCGGACTTGTTGCCGCTTCTGTCCTGACTTGGTGAGCTGATGGTCCATGGTGTAGACTTCGTGGGCTGTTCCATGGCAACGCTCTAGTGGGGAGAGGTCCTCACGCTGTCCCCATCGGTTGGCGGCATCAAACACCGCTTTGGTTTCTTCTTGCCGCAGCGCCGTCATGGTCGCTTTGGCATCGGCATTGACTTCTTTCACCAGCGACGCATCGCGGGTTTTTGGTTTGGCGGTTTTCGCCGCTTTGGGTTTGGTATGCTCAGCCGTTCTGGCTGGTTTGTCCACCTTTTTGTATTTGGTGGGTTTGATCGGGTGTTTCGCGTCCGCGACCTCGATCGTGGGGTTGGTGAGATTGTCTTCCACCAGCTCCATGACCTTGACGACCGTGTCCGCTGGCTTGCCCTTCGACGTTCCGGTAGCTGCCACCACGATCGTGTCTTGCTCTTTAGCCGACTTACGCATGATTCGCTCCTTTGGTGCGGGGTTAAAGTTCCAAGTGTTACCATAATTTCTATCTAGTGGATATTCTTTAACCGTAGCAACTTTTGACGGCATACTCACCCTACCCCATGAGGGGTAGGGCGGTACGCTTAAGCGAGTTCTTTGCTAACGAGCGGAATAACTTTACGTCCCACAGAACCCGGGAAGTAATTCGCGCAGATGGCTTGCGCCATGGCTTTGGGGGTGGCCAATACCCGCGTGACACTGCGATGGCCGGCTTTGCGCAGTTTGCTGTTCGGACGGATTTGCAGATGCAGCTTCAGGGTGCCGTTGTCAACGATCGTGGTGACGATAGCGGTGTGCGCCATTTCCAGTTCTTGCTGGCGGTGCACAAAAGCGAATTCGCCATACGGGCGAAAGTCATCGTTGTAACCCAGTTGGCACTCGATGTCAGCAAATGCCGAACTGCGATTAGCCAACGGGAACACCACCTTCTCTTTGGTGGGTACCAGGTTCAGTTCTTCGATCACAGCGTGAACGAAGTTGAAATCACTGGCATCGGCATTCGGCGAATACCCTTTGATCTTCTCAGAAATCTTCATCCGTCTAAACTTTCATGCGAGGTGTTAAAGGTGGGCGGTGCGAACGCTCATAATGGTGCCCTGAGGACTCAGGCGCAACACATAGGCGTGCAACGTATTATCGAGCTTTTCCAATGCCGCAATACGCAGGAAAATTTGCTCTCTCAGAATATTGGACACCGTCAAACGCGCCACCAGCGTTTGTGACGGGTACATGGTTTTAAGTTCTTTGACCAGTTCAGAAATCTGGAGTTGAACTCCTGAACCGGCGGCGTAAGGCCCCAGCTCATTGAACATACGGTCAATGTCTTGCCACTGCATCAACGGTAACAACATGAAATAAAGCGACGGACTGGGATTGAGTGCGAGTTCTTTCTTCTTCTCATTGACCCAGTCCGGTAAAGCGACTGCGATAGCCTTCATTGGGATTGTTCCTAGTTCTTGTTAGTTATAGTGGTGTTGAATTATTCGTCCTCGGTGTCGGGAATCTCCTCGTAGGGTTTACCGCACTCGGCGCACTTGTGTTCGTGCGAGTGGTTGCCGATACCGCATTTGCAAATCCAGTTACCGTTGGGGCGGATAGCTGGGGTCGTGGAAGGTTTCCACGGTAAAGTAGGTGCGTTCATACACAAGCCTTCAGGATAGGTTCACGATAATAATAGTCACCTGGAAAATTCTGTTCCGGTAAACTACCGTCCAGCACGAAGTTCACGATGCGGTTGGCTGCCTCGACGATATCAGGCGCCAAGGTATGCTTCATGTGATTGGGGTGGTCTTCGTTTTGCCATTCCTTCGGTGGGGTATGATAACCGAACGAGACGACCAAACAGTCTTGATGGGTGGCCGCGGTATCGCCGTGATACGTCACGTACGGTCGCACCCACGCGAAGCGCTTGTAGAACTTGCTGTAATAGCACGTACCACCGAAATGGGAATGGGTAACAGGCGAAGCGGAGATGGTCTCCTTAGGATCGCCCGGTGCCGAGGTGCTGCGGTTAGCAATCTCGGTGAGCACAGCTACCGTAGCGCGTTGGTCAAAGTCAAGGTCGAGGAACATAATGGAAGGAATAAGAAAGGGGCCGAAGCCCCTCAGGGTTATTGCATCTTGAGGGTGTTGTCGTACAACATACGAATATGCGCGATCAGTTTGTCAAGATCTTTACGTTCCCACTGTACGCACGCTTCACCCATGACGTTCATCCCGGCCAACTGGTTGTAATCCATCATGGGGAGATTCCGCAAGAACAGGCTATCGATCTCGTTGGTGTAGAGTCGCTCGACGTCGCGGATCACTACATCGAGGATTTCCGGATCGACGCGCTGTTGGAACGGGGGCGTGTTGAAGTCATGCACGATCGTGCGTTCCGGCACAACCTTCAGCGTCAACCCTGTCCCGTCGAATTCACGGCTCAGATTGACAAACATCAAACCATCATCTGTGCGTTCCATCAAAGCAAATGCAGAGACGATGATCACGCCGTTATGGTCGATGTCGATGAATGGATGGTAGGGATTGTCCTCTGGCGCTTTGACGCCGATCGGGAACAGACTTTTGAGGAATTCACTGGACATCGTTGACCTCGCTTATTGGGTGGAGTTGTTCAGCCTCCGGCCACGGGGCGCCGTTACCTCGTAAATCGTGATCTGCTTCTTGTAGAAGCCCGCCTCACGATCGTCGTTCTCGGATGGGTAATACTCGCGGTTGGCGAGCGCAGCCCGTTTCTCGGGCGTTTCTTCCGATCCATTGATTTTGATGTTCGAGAAGCCGTGTTCCCGGAGGGCTTTCTCGATCACGCTACTCACCACCGTTTTACCGGTGTGGACCCAGCCGGCGATGGCGATTGCGATCGGATGTTCGCCGGGCGGTACATCACCGATCTCGGTCTCGCGGAACGTCGCATCGATTTCAGCCCCGGTACGGGTGGCGCCGTACATCGAAGTCGGTAGCGTTTGACCGACTGTGCCGTCGGAGTTTTCCACCATTAGGCCGAGTTGAACCCCGGCATTGACAGCCTCGATGATGCGTTCGACATCTTTACCATACAGGTCCGTGATCAGCCATGCGCCGTTGTTCAGCGGGTAGTGGTTGGAACCATCTGCCCCGTAACCCATGCTGAACGCCACGTAATCCTGCGCCACCCGCATGCTGGTTTTGATCGGGAAGCGTGCATGACTGATGCCCGCAAATTCAGCTGCTTGGCTCAGGGTCTCGTCCGGGTGGTAATCGATGCTGAGGTAAGTGACATGGCGCATCGAGACATGGGGTTCGCGACCACGTGGCTGTGCATTGGTGAGGAGTTCGGTGAGCTTTTCGCCGAACTTGTCGAGTTGTTCTTGGGTGGGTGCGCCCGCCGACTCGGCCAGCATTTCCATCATCATGCCCGGGATCGGCGTAGCGCCCGGTTCGCCGTCGCGAAACATTTTGAACGTGGGCTTACCGAGGGCACGCTTCCAGAGTTCAACGGCGCGGGCGACGATGATGGGGTTGTTGGGTTGTTGCATGGTGATATCCTTTCTGTTGTTGTGGTGACTACTGAATATTACATTGAGGTAGAAACTTATCGGTTACGGCGTGGCAAGCCGGTGAACTCGCGAGTCAGACGATTTTTGGCACGCTTGGACAACTTACGGGTGAAGTCGCCGAACGGGTCACGGCTGGTGGCGAGGTACTTGGCCTTCTTGATTTCATCAGCGCGGTACACCGTCTTGACTTCGTTGTCGGCAGTGCGAGTAAAGATGAACAGGTCTTTGCCGGTATCGTCATCGAACACCACTGCTACGCCAGCCCCGTAGAGGTTTTCCACCATGGCGTCATGCGCCATGTTCTTTGCGGATCGTGCGTATTTGTACCAGCGGGTGGTGCCCGAGATCACTGAGGTGCGGGTGGAATCGGTGAAGTAGTAAACGACGATGGTGCGTTGGTTCGACATTATTGGTTATCCTCCAGCAAAGCGTCAATCAGTACATCGAGCATGATGCTTTCGGTACCCATGCCGATTCCCGTCGGAACCTCATCGTTCGCGTAAAGATCTGTGATGCGTCCCTCGATGTGATGCGTGACCATCAGTGTTCCGGTCCGCTCCTTACCATCGGCAACAAACTCGACATTGTTGTAAACGATGTGCACGCCTTGCGGGGCTTCTTGGTAGGTCGCCCCGTTGTCGAGGCTGACCATGATCTTGGGTTGATTGTCCGACATGTAGATATCCTTAGTTGTTAGTTATTGGTAAACATATTGAATAGCTTGATTGAGAATTTCGAAGAACTCGGGTGGTGTAGGTCGGACGGGCACGCAGCCCAAGAAAATCATGGCCAATGCAGTGATCACTTCTTCCGTGACGTCAGTGCCATAGTCGTCGATTAGTTCGTTTCGTGCGAGGGGCACCAGCTGCATTGCCTCATCGAGCTGATGAGGCGTGATGCTAATGCCGTTCTCTTCAAGGCGATGAACCATACCGATCAAATGTTCAGCGGGCACATTAAGTCGCATTCTCCGGAGTGCTGCAGTTTTGCGGTTCTTCATCGAACGCAAAACTTGATTGAGTTGACCGCGTTGCTGAAGCGTGATGATATTAGCCGAAGTTAACATGAAAATCCTTTTCTGTTGTTGATTATAAAGGTAGCCGTATAATGGCCAGAATGGGTAACGTTTTATCGTACCCAGATCAGCTTAGTAATATAGTTGCAAAAATATCTACAAAAAATAAGGGCATACTCACCTCCCCTGCCCGTCATGGGCAGGGGAGGGTTATGCTCGCTTATTCCGGCACTTCGCCGTTACAGAGATAAATCTGGATGTCCTTCGCCAACAGGTCGAGGTCACCGAGATCGTATTCCATTACCACAGCATTCGGGTCGAACGGTTTGCTCATGTAGATTGCGTTACACATGCCGTTCTCATTGAGCTTGGTTTCGACGAACACGCGCCGTTCGATGGAACGTGTCTTGCCGGAGCTGATCAGCCAGTAGGCATTGAAACACACTGCCACACGCGACGTGGTATCGGTCGTGATGCGAATCACGCCATCGCGGGTCGCCAATGCGCGCACGAGTTCCATGGTACGCATGACGTGTAAAGGAAACCCTTTCGCGGATTTAACAGCGGGTTGGGAAGTGGTGTTAATAGGAGTAGCGAGCATAATGGTTTTTGGATTATGGTGGATTCAATGACGATACGGGATTAGGATGCAGTCATTGGATATGTCTCTGTTCAGAATCTTTCTCGTACTCGCTACGAATGTGACATGAACATTGTTGTTAGTTATGGTGGTTAGTTGGAACGATGTACAGCAGGGAAGGGATGTCCTTCGTCTTTCCTTTTGATGAGAATGGTTGATGAAGTAAACGCCATTTTGGTACCGGTGTACAGGTACTCATTGAGCAAGTGGTGGATCTGGTAATACTTCTTACACTTCATGAGTTGGCCGATCCACTTGTGCGCTTCCGCTAAGTGTTCCTGGAAGAGATGGAGTTCCACCCCACCATGAAAATCAGCGGAAGGGCGAGACGATACCACGATGCTAAAGACGCCACGCTCTTGATCATGCATGTGGTCCGTGGGACGCAGCACGATGTCGATATCGCATTTCTTGCTACGAAACACGACAGGGAAGCTTTGACGATTCCACATCGCGGTTACGTCATTGCCGAGCAACATCGTTGCATGCCGCTCGGCTTTGGTGATAAAACTACGGAGTTCTTCGGGAGACATGTCACGCTTCTTCTGTTACGTTCTCGTAGCCGATCAGGTTCTCACGGGCTACGGATTTGAGTTTAAACAGCACTTGGATGTCACTGGGTTTGCCGAGCGTACCTGGCCGCATGAACGAGAAGCGTTTGTTAATCTCGCGGTGCAGCATGATGCTCAGGTCTTCTGCCGAGAGCGATCCGCTCAAGGTCTTATCGGCTTTGTTAACATCGTATTCATCCAGACGTTGGAGGCGATTCCAGCGACTCAGGTTCGCCACCTGCATGGAGAAGAAGTACGGGCGGTTATCAAACACCATCCGACCAAAGAAACCATCACGCGGGAGATTCACCCGTACAGTCTCCTCAGTGATGAACTGCCGATACTTTTCGTACTCGAACGCCATGAAGGTCGCGGGTTTGGTTTCACCCACACCACAGGTCACACGCGGTTCCATCTTGAAGAAGATGAGTTGCGGGAATTCGATAAACAACTCGAAGCCACGATCGCCACCCAGTGGCACGAGTTTCGTGCCCGGGGTCTGGTTCATCGACCGCCCGACAGGGTTAAGCACCCAGTCGATATACTCGTTCAGCATCGACCATCCATGAACTCGCACTCCCGCACCGTAAGTCTGGTCGAAATACGCTTGCAACTTTTCACGCACTTCTTTGGTAACGGTGGTACTGTTATATCGGCCGCGGTTACGGTAGCTCGTCAAGATGTTCAGTCGGTAATACACGACTTCACCATCGAACCGATCACCCACGATGAATCGGCCAGATGGATATTGTTCAAACGCGGTTGGGTTTTTAGGAAAGTCGATGATCGCGAGATAGCCGCAATTCATCTCGATCAAGTGTTTGTACGTGTGACGATTTTTGGAAGACATTGTTGTTAGTTGTGGTGAAAGTTGAATTACTCGGGTTGCAAGAAAAACTTCGGGTCGAGATAGATCAAAGGGATCTTTTCGTTCATGGCGATATCATACTCGGCGTTAACACCGGTTGATTCTTGCCAGCCGTCGATCATCAGCACGATCATGCGATTGCACCGTTTGAGCATGACTTCGGAGTAATCGCCCCAATACTGCCAGTCTCCGGGTAACTGGGAAACATGGAGCCGCAGCAAGTGCATCAGAAGCGGTGAACAGGTCTTGATACCCATCCGCATGAGCTTTTCCATGCACAGGCTCATCTCACGGATACGGTTTGCGATCGTGTCCTTGTCTTCACTGCCATCAGCCAGCTTAGCCGTGTAAGGCGCGGCGATGTAGATCAGTTCATCCGGGTCGATCGTTTTCAGAAGTTCTAATGCTTGCAGATAATCGTTCTTCATGCGGGTTCCTCCATTAGTTGTTGGTTTTTCAGTGCCTCAGCCAGCAACAGCAACTCGAAATTGTGGAGCTGTCGTTCGCGCCGCGACCCGACTTCCCCTTCCCATTTCATCACCACGAAGGGATGCTGGAAGGTTTCCTGATGCATGAAACGTTGGATCACAATCGCGCTGCCATCTAATTGTGGAAACACAATTCTTTTAAATTGAAGAAGAGCGTCAATATGCTCTTCCGTGAGGTACGGGTACTTCGTTTTGAGATATTGACGCATGTTCATACTGTTTCCTTTCGTAGAGACGGCATAAAAAGAAGGGAGCCGAAGCCCCCTTCTTCTACGCTTTATTTAGCGCGGTCGATCTGGTAACGCACGATCGCGTCTTTCTTCGTGACGATCAGCGGCAGGAAGCAGCCGCCGGCGACGTTGGCACGCACACCCACCACCGCTTGCTGACCCGGTTCCAGCGGGGTCATCGACTTGGTACGGAAGAACGATTCCATCACCGAACGCACTTCGTGCAGTTCTTCACGGAAGGTTTCCGGGAACATCGGCGTCGAACGGATCACCGTGTCACGACCGCCAGCGAACACGAACACGGTGTTGTACTTGCCGAATGCCGTCGCGTCGTCACGGTTCCAGGATTCCGGATCGCTGACGATGGCAACGATTTCCGGCTTTTCTTCCAGGCCCCACAGTTGCAGCGGCGAGCCGTCGACGTAGACGTAACCGGAGACCGGGTTGCGGTTTTCCGGATCGTCCCAGCGCAGAATCGGTTTGGCATCCGCATGCACCGCCGTGACGAACGAGGTGATGTTGTAGTGGGTACCATGGCGGCCGTCGAAGCGGATGGACTCGGCTTGCGGCAGCACTTCCTGCATGAAGCGTTCCAGCGTGATCGGACCGTAGTTGATTTCCGGCAGCTTGGGCGCCGCCGACTTTTCTTCCTTGGTCTTCAGGTGACCGAACAGCGACGGTTTTTCGTCGGTCTCGGCGGGTGCCGGTTTTTCCCAGACCTTGCCGCGCAGTTCCGGATGGGTCAGGGGACGACGTTCCAGCGACGGTGCCAGTTCCAGCTTTTCGAAGATGGTTTCGGCACGTTTGATCGTGCCGGCCTTCGGCGCCGCTTTCGGACGCATGAAGTTGTCACCCTTGATCATGTCCAGGAACTTACCCGTGGCCGCATCGTAGCTGTCGCCGCCGATGATGTTCTTGATGAACTTGCCGATCGGGCTGTTTTTGATGTCGACACGGCCCGGGGACTGGGTAGCGACTTGCAGCCAGGTGTACGGGCCTTTCTGGTCTTTCGGCAGGCCGTCACGGATGCGCTTGAATTCAGCCAGCCATTCGATGTGGCCGACCCATTTGGTCAGGTCTTTCAGGCGACGATCGTTCTGGAAGAACGCGGTGACCTGGTTGATGACGGTGCCGTCGGTCGTGCCGATGAACTTGGACAGGTTGCTGTACGCTTGGACTTCGTCGGCGATGATCTCGTGCGGTTGTTTCAGCTCGTGCTCGAAGATCTGGGCGTTGTTCACCGCGAAGTGATGGAAACCGCCTTGTTCTTCGACGCCCAGCTGTTCCAGGTTGGACAGGAAGTGGTAGTTGATCTTCGACGATTCGACCAGCTTGCGCATGGCCTCGATGGCGTCAGCGAAGATCGGGTTGGCGACCGAGTCGTCGTTCGTCCACAGGACCGATTCCAGTTGACCGAAGGTGGCCGGATCGGTCGACATGCGCACCAGGCCGCCGAAGCGGGTCAGGAAGCCGCGGCAGCATGAGCAGTTCATCTGCTGGCGGTGTTGTTCCGGCAGGGCGTTCAGGTAGGTCTCGAACAGTTTGCCTTTGGGCAGGTCGACACGGAAGATCGGGTCCTTGTCGTTGACGCGGCGGGCGTAGGTGGCTTGGGCTTGGGCCGAGATCGACGCGAACAGGGTCGGATCGTAGACGGCTTGTACTTCGCTGGTGTGTGCCAGAGTTTCAGACATGCTTGTTCCTTTGTATAGTTGTTGATTGATTTACTGCTCGGGTGTTGCTTGGACTGCTTTGATGAACGCTTCGATCTGCTCGGGCGTCTGTTCAATCACCCATGCTTCGAAGTCTTCGTGCTGCTTACGGCAGCGTTCCATGAACGTACCGAGAAGCTTGCCGGACAAACCGGTGTGTTGACGCACCAGGTCGCCGTTCCATTTCTGCTTGGCCTGGAGGTGCCGTCTTTGTTTCACACAAGCTTGGTAACACTTATCTTCATAGTCTGGAAAAGTTTTGAAGGCTTCTACTTGCCAATGAGTGCGTTCAGCAACACGTGCTTCAGTGACGATATCGCCGGTGTAAGCCGACCACTCGTACTTGTCGTACTGCGGTTTGTCTTCCAGCCACTTCAGGAACCGGTTGTAGCTGTCACGCTTCTTGTCACGGATGCGTGCCACGTGGTTCATGTTGTCGAACTGGTAGATCCGGCGATGGAAATAGGGCGTGGAAGTGGCGAACTCGAACACGTCTTCCAGCGTCTTGAAGCCTTGCTGCCAACGCTGATAGTCGTAGCCGAGGAACGCGAACACTTCGGCCGGGTCCATGCTGACGCAAACGTCCGCGTACTTGTGCCCCTTAGGGTCACGCAGCATTTTCCACAGACCATCATGCCCGTACTTGAAACCCATTTTGTGCGCAATCCGACCCATGAAGTTACCCAGGTCGTTGAATGCGAAATAGGTGTACGCGAACTCGTACTCGGCCGCAGGCGCCGTGATCAGGTCGATTTGCATGCCTTTGTAGTCGAGCGACAGCACACCGCCATTGGAGATCATGTCCTGCGGTTGGAATTCCTGCCGGACGAGGTCATGCCAATTCGGCGGGAGGTCATCCGACTTCAGCAGGATGTCGCAGTCACCGAACGTTTCTTTGCTCGCATATGCGAGAATCGGCTGCGCGTGGCACTTGGGGAACAAACGCCCCAGAGCGCCACACACGAAGCCGCTGATGAAGAGGTAGTCTTCGCGCGATTTGCGTTCCACCCCCACGTGTTTAAGAGCATTGCCGCCCATGTTTGGTTCCTTTCATTGTTTTATACCAAGCCCTGCGCCTTGAGGTGCTCGATGAACCAGTAGCGGGCCTTTGTGGAGATGGGTGCGCCGAGTTTCTTCGGATCGAGCTGGCTTGCTGTCATCAGCGGTTCTTCTTCCTTGATGATGTCGTTGTACACCCAGCGTGCGAAATCGCCTTGGCTGGTGATCGCCAGCGGTTTTTGCATTTCGCGCTGAAGCACATGTAGCGCCTGTTGTAACCTGGCCTCCGTTACGGTCGCAGCGACGAAGTCTTCCAGTGCCTTGACGGCTTCCAGATCGACCGGCGCCAGTTCTTTGCGTTTGGTCTTGGCATGTTGCTGACCCACGACTTTGAAACTGAACTGGTACGGGTCCCACCCTTCTGCTTGGCAAGTCCAGACCACACCTTCACCGATGCCTTCGATACCGAAGTATTTAGCGGCTGGGCAGAGTGCCTCAACTGCCGTGGTGATATCAGCCAGATCGTTCTGGAAGATCTTCGGCCGTTCGAAATCGATCTCGAAGTTCCACTGGCCGAAACGCAACGTGTTGTAGATGCGGTCTTCCGGGAAGTCGAGATCCTTGATCTTCTCGATATCGAACCAGTGGCCGGCATGACTGCCGTCTTTGTTCTTACCCTTCACCACCTTCACGGCGAAAATGCAGAACATCTTGGGTAGCTGCTTCAGGGCAATTTGCCCTTTCTGGATCTCGCCGCCACACCACTCACCATAAATGGCGATGTATTCCGGATCGTTCGTTTGTTGGTCCAGCACAGCGTTGGCGATCTGTCGCATTTGATCGGATTTGCTGACCATGTAGTTCATGAAGTCGAACAGATCGTCATCGAGGGTTACTACACGGTCCCGCGATTGATACGACAGTTCGCCGGTAGCGACATTCAGCACAACTGCAGCGTTGGTGCCGTGGAGCTTGGGGGTCCCACGAAACATCAGTTTGGGGCGGGGTACCGTGTAGGGGTGATACGTGTCGTTCCCGTTGTCGTCCTTGCCCGCGTACTGCATGCGCTCACCCACATAACGCACCACATCGGTATATTGACGGATGCTGGGGAAACCAATGTGTTCCATGTGTTCCTTTCTTAGTTATAGTTCTGTTGGCGTTCGAACGCCTTGATGGCCCTAGCCCTAGCCGCGTGCATACTGACCGCGATGTATTCGGGGCGATCGGCGAACTGCTTCGCGATTTCATCACCCTTGACTTGGCGGGCAGCCCACAACGCGCCACTCAGCCGCATAGCTTGCGGATAGTCAATATTTTCGAAACTGACAGTCTCCGACTTACGACCACGTGCGTCGCACAAGCACGCTTGCAGGATGTACTGGAAGCGATCCGGATTACGGAACGCATCGCAATGACGCAGCAACTTCACCACGGTCGTGTGCTTGACTTGCATGATTTTGTGGATCACGCCATGCCACGTGGTAGTTTGGATCGCGATCCGGGCGAGGGTACTCGGTACATTCAGCCGGATGCAGGCGTTGGCCACCAGATCCGCCCCTGCGCCTTCGTGGCCATGATGAGCTGGTAATGTGTCTTTCGGGGATAACGCTTTTCCGACGTCATGCATCAGGCAGGCGAACCGTACTTCGAGGCCGAAGTTCTGGCTGGCGGCGTAGTCGAGCACCTGTTCGATGTGAACACCCGTGTCGATCTCTGGATGATACTTCTCCGGCTGCGGCACGCCATACAGAACAGCAACTTCCGGTAAAATCTTTTTCAACGCCCCTACTGTCTTTAGGACTTGCAGCATCCGTGATGGCTTTTGTTCCATCAGACCGCGCGACAGTTCTTTCCAGACACGTTCTGGTACAAGGTTGTCCAACATGCCGTCACGAACGAGATGCGCCATGGTGCGTAGCGTCTCACCCTCAATCCGAAAGTCAGGATAACGTGCCGCGAAGCGAGCCACGCGAAGAACCCGGATCGGATCTTCTTTGAATGATTCGGCACTCACCATCCGCAACACCTTGTTGAGCAGATCGTCATAACCGAAGTACGGATCGATGAGCTGAAAGGCGTTGGCGTTTACGGAAGCACCAATGTCCATCGCCATGGCGTTGATGGTCAGATCGCGTTTACCGAGATCTTCTTCGATAGTGACTTCCGGGCCAAAATCTGCGTTCCCGTTTTTGCGGGAACGACGTGCAAGAGAATATTCTGCATTGTCATCCCCACTTCGAATAAAGATCGGGAAATCCTTACCGACTTGGCGAAACCCTTGGCTGAGCATTTCTTCCGGAGTCGATCCCGTGATCACCACGTCAATATCTTTCGACTCAACTCCGAGGAGTCTATCGCGGACTGCGCCGCCAACCCAATATGCCCTCATGTGTTATTCCTTTCTTATACAGTTGGCGCTTTCCGCACCGGCTTTCGTGTACGTGCCGGCTTGATTGCAGCTTTGATTTCATTCGCTCTGACAGCTTCCTTACCCGTCTTGAAGATTTCAACTGCGCCCGTCAAAAGGCGGGCGGGGTCCTTCTTCTCGTAGACGTTCAGCTTGAGAGGTGTGACCGCGAGATTGATCTCATGAATAAGACCGCCGACCGATTTGTCTTTGGCCATGACCAGATTAATGATCGCGGCGGCGGAAGCGTCAGGCATGAGCGTGTTGAGCCAATCAGCAACATCCGGGCAAGCGCCGATAGCGACGAAGCCGTCCTTGGCCCCTTTCTCGACTTCCAAGTTACCTTTCTTGGGGATACGTACAACGTAGTTAGCATCTTCGCAACAGATCAGGAAGGATGACGTTTGGCTGTGCTCGGCCGCCGGACCATGAAAAGCCATGTGGTTACGATACGCTTCTTCCAGATCTTTGCCCTCCATTATCAGTGCCACCAGACGTTTGGAAAGCGATCGATTACCCGCTTGACCAATGGCGAGAATCTTACTTCCTCGAAATTTGAGATCTTTGTCGGGTGACGGGAACGTGATTTTGTTCCCCTTATCATCCACCACCTGTGCTACTTCGCCGCAATGCGCACACGTTTCACCGCTTTCACGGTGGGAATGAGAGAATGTGCCGCGCGTGTCAGCGGCGAGCATGTTGTTCTTATAAACGATGAGGGTCATTGTGATATCCTTGCGTTATTAGTTATCGAGGTACGGATTGATGCGACGATGTCCTGATGGATCTGACTTGGGAATCAAGGGTTGGTCAAGGAACTCTTCGATGTTGATCGTGGTGGTAAACTGGCTCAGCTGATCACTCAACATCCGACCAGCTTTTTCTATCGCGACGAGTCTTCGCAGTGTCGAATTTTTGATATTCGATTCTTGTTCCATTTCGTCTATCAACTTATCCAACCGCGAACGATGTTTCTCATCGTACAGTTTTTCGGGCGTTACAGCTTGATACGAGAAATGCGTGCGGGTAGCATAGATATGCTTCCGAATACCTTCGTGGTACGCGGCATGGTTCCACGGTTGTTGCCAACGTGGATCACGCTTCGTTGCTTCAAGCTCTTGCAACGGCGTAGCGCGAACAAGCATCTGTTGCGCTTGAGACACTTTCACCACTCTACGCTTATCCCGACGCGCTTGCTCGTACTCCTCTTCTGTGAATGTCTTCACCCTGACATACACACCACCTTGCATTTCGTAGCCAGCACTCAACATCTTGCGATGGTGTTTGGCCATCTCCTGCTGACGTTCCACACGAGAGAGCTTGGGTAGGTTATACAGCACCGTCAAGAACAGCGCCGCCATCTCATCCACGATCGGTTCGTCGGGGATCTCATCGACTTGGAAACCGTAGCGATTGGTTGCGTTAAGAAATGCCGCTTGGTGCTCACCCAAACTTACTGGGCGACGATATGCGGTCAGCTGCGGGGGCGCTGGTTGGGGTGGCAAAAACGTATACTTCATCTCAACCTCCGGGTTGGCCAATTGTCGAGACCGCTTTGATGGAACTTTCCCGCAGCTGCTTCAGGAAAGCGATGTCCTCCGGTGTTTCCGGATAAGCGCGGCCGTACTTCATGCTGACGATGCGCGGATGAACGATGATGTAGGTTACGCCGTCGAACGTATGGCCGTTGTCTTGCAGTTCTTTCTCTACGTCCTCGATCGTGGCGTAAGTGCCCTGAGTGCCGCTGGTGGAGAACAGAACCCAGTTCTCGGGATCAGCCTCGCCTTTAGGAAACATGAGTCGCAGGGCGTCCATGGAATCCGAATTGTCGCAGATTTGGAAGACATGGCCGCGCGGGTCGCTAGAAGCATTCGACGATCTAGCTTCAAGGAAGACGTTCATGGGAAGCGGCGTCGGTCGCCCCAGACGTTTGTTTTCCTTGCGGATATGGCTGCGGCTGCAAATGCATTCGTCGTCCGATTCACCGCCGCCGGGTTGCAGGCAGGAGCGTTCGTGTTGGAAATACGACGGGCCTTCGTTTACTGTGTTGCTCATGGTGATATCCTTTTCTTGTTGGTTATGTTAACCGCGAGTGAACATCGTTTCGATGGTGTCGGGTCGAGCCGGGATGAGTTCGCAATCCTGCATACCCCACAGCTGTTTCACTGCGGCTATGATTTCCTTTTCATCCGACGGATGGGTCGTCGCGAGGGTATCCCACCCATAAGGACTCATGGTTGTGTAGTTCGTGCTCCGAAACCAGATGGTTGTAACGATCCTTTTTTCGATTTCGAATTTCGTGATGCGGTACTCGTATTCTTTATCAGCCATGGCTATCCTCCGAGGAACGCATTTCCACTTCAATACCTTCTGGAAGATCTGTCTCTTCCAAGTTTTCCAGCTGGACACCGAAAACACCATGTCCTGTGAAAAAGCGGCCCTTGTTAAAACGAGGATCGACAAAAACCTTAACGGTGCCGTCTTCATCGTAGGACACAATCGTCACTAACTGTCCCGTGTTTTTGAGCTTATAAAGACGATTGCCAGGATGAGACTTACACATCGTTTGAATAACTTCGGGGCGGCTTGCCACCCACGCATCCCATTGTTTCTGAAGACCTTCGTCGTAATGAACAAATTCAGCCACGTCGATTCTCCTCAATTTGGTGTTCCATTACGAAGCGTTTAAAGTCTTCGTCTGGCAGTACGTTGTGGTCACGCAGGTAATGGATATATCCTTGCGGCCAAATCCAGCCACCGTAATGGTATTCCCGCGAACCATTTGACTGATCACAGATACGACATGGCGAGTAACCGCGGTATGCCACCACCGTCGTATCTTTGGGCATCTCGGGATACGGCAGGCTGCGATCTTCCGAGCGAGCGATCAGTGCAGTATTGTAACGATCGATTTGTGCTTGATAGGCACTCATCAACGGAACTTCGATGCTCATGAGCTTTGCGATGAATTCCGCTTGACCATTCCATGGTTCCGGGTTAGCCACCGGCATTGGCCGATGCTTGTCTTCGTAATCGTTATACCAGAATCCTACTTCGCGCGCAGTTGCTTCGCTCATTGTGATGTCCTTTCGGGCGGCTCTTAGGCCGCCTCGTATGCCGTTGTAAATTAGCCTTTCACGCAGACCACTTGACGCAACGTGTAGACGACCTCCACCAGATCGCTCTGGGCTTCCATCACGGCGTCGATGTCTTTGTAGGCCATCGGGATCTCGTCGATCACGTCCGCATCTTTTCGGCACTCGATACCTTCAGTGGCGCGAATTTGATCTTCCACCGTAAAAGTCTTCTTCGCTTCGGTGCGGCTCATTTTGCGACCGGCCCCGTGTGAACAGCTGTCGAACGATTCCGGGTTGCCTTTACCGCGCACGATGTAGCTCTTGTGGCCCATCGACCCCGGAATGATGCCGAGTTGACCTTCTTTAGCCGAAACGGCGCCTTTACGGGTCAGCAGAACTTCTTGGCCGAAGTGGGTTTCTTTCTGCACGTAGTTGTGGTGGCAATTGATCGCTTCGATGTGGGTTTCGAAAGGTTTGGTGATCACGGTACGTAAAGCGTCGATGACGTTACGCATCATCACTTCCCGGTTCATTCGAGCAAACTTCTGTGCCCAACCGACAGCTTCAACGTAATCGTCGTAATGTTGGGTACCTTCTTTTAGGTAGGCAAGATCTTTTTCCGGTACGTTGATATGGTGAACCCGCATGTCTTCTTTGGCCAGTTCGATGAACAACGTACCGATACTGTTGCCGACACCGCGCGAACCGGAATGCAACATAATCCAGACGGCTTGTTGTTCATCGAGACACAACTCGATGAAATGGTTGCCGGTACCGAGCGTGCCCAGATGGGTGACGTTATTGGATTTAGCCAGTCGTGGGTGCTTTTCGACGAGCTTAACGAACTCATCCTTCAACACTTCCCATGCCCGCAACGCATCGATCGGAGGATAGTTCCATGCGCCACGATCACCACGCCGACCGTCATTGGTGCGACCGTGCGGTACCGCCGCCTCGATAGCGTCACGAATTCCCAGCAGGTTGTCCGGCAGATCGCTCGCAGTGAGCGTGGTTTTAGCGGCCATCATACCGCAGCCGATATCGACACCGACAGCGGCTGGGATCACAGCGCCCAACGTCGGGATCACGCTACCGATGGTCGATCCTTTGCCGAGGTGTACATCCGGCATGACTGCGATGTGTTTGTAGATGAACGGCAGCTGAGCCATCTTGGAGAGCTGGTCTTTGGCTTCGTCCTCCACCGGGACGCCTTTGGTCCACATCTTGACCGGTGCACCATCTTGGTTGTCGAGCAATTCGTATTTGGTTTCCATGTTGTATCCTTAGTTATTGGTTATAGATCTCGCTAGGAGCACTGCTCCTAGCGAGGGGTATTACACTTTCGGCGGAACCGGGAGTCCTTCTTGCCCTTGGTACTTACCGCTGCGGTCTTTGTAGGAGACTTCGCAGGGTTCACTGCCGCGGAAGAACAGCACCTGAGCACAGCCTTCGTTGGCATAGATCTTGGCCGGCAGCGGCGTGGTGTTGGAGAATTCCAGCGTCACGTAGCCTTCCCATTCCGGCTCGAACGGCGTGACATTGACGATGATGCCGCAGCGCGCGTAGGTGGACTTGCCGAGGCACACGGTCAGGACGTTGCGCGGGATACGGAAGTATTCCTTGGTGCGGGCCAGCGCGAACGAATTCGGCGGGATGATGATGTACGGTTTCTCGTCCGTCGTCACCACATCCACGAACGAATTCGAGTCGAAGTTCTTCGGATCGACGATCGCCGAGTTCACGTTGGTGAAGATCTTGAACTCGTTGCCGCAGGTCACGTCGTAACCGTACGACGACAGGCCGAGTGAGACGATCTTCTCGGTTTCGTACCGATCGTTTTCGCTACCGTCGGTAGCGTTGTGAATGACATTGCGCGTCTTGACTTGGTGCGGGAAGAACGGCTCGATCATCGGCTTGAAGTTAGCCTGTTGTTCTTTCACCCAGTCTTTATCGTACATCCTGATGGCGCCGATGCCCGGACCATCTTCAGTACCTTTTTCGCCACCGTACACCTTGGCCAGTTTCAGGAGGTGCGGATCGCGGCGACCTTCGATCGGATGCGTGATCGCCCTGAACTCATTGGCGTAGATGGGGAGGACGATGCTGTTGGAGACGCCGCGCGTACGGAGATCTTGGAATTCGATCTCGGCCACAGGCACTTCGCATAGTGCGCGAATTTGACGGTCACTGAGGATACCCGGGAGTTCATTGGTTTGCATGTGATATCTTTCTTGGTTTAGTTAAGCGGTGGTTGTGTTGATGGCGGCTAAGCTGCCGCTGTGAATGAATTCGCTGAGTCGATTATTTACATCATGGCTGCGGATATGGGTAGCATTGAGGACCCTTTTGGCTTCATCAGCCGCAAGGCGTTCAGCCATTCTGTTGATGGCGGCGATCTCGCCGCGCAGCACGCCACGTTTGTAGGTGCTGTGCAAGGTTTGCACCATCGCGCCAGAGATGTCAGTAGGCAAATATTCCACATACGGTTCTTTGGTGTCTGCATCGATAAGACGAATTTTCCAGCCCTCGCTGTACTCGCCGTTGTCGAAATACAGCTCGGCATCTGCGCCGCCTCCCCAACCGCGCAGGGTTTTCAGGTGGTTAACTTGCTCAGCGGTTGGGAAAGCTTTGACCTCGATGTTTTTGTGGAGGAAATGCTCGATTTGCCCGCACACATATTCCAACTCACGCGGATTCTCGGCATTACTCGACCATTTCCGCGTAGACACCACGTAATGCGGATCTTCCAGCGCCTCGATAAACTCCACCGTGTAGTTATCTTCCAAATCGATCTGGCTGATATGGATCGTGCGCGAAATCTTGATATCGTTACCGAAGCGATTGAAGATAGAGCGAATGGTGGAATGATGTTTCTTACCGTGAGGATCTGGGTCATTCGACACCTCTTTGATGTCCTTGATCGCTACGCCGAAAGGACGAAGGGCGCGTTCTTCGATGATGTCAAAATGCTTACCGTGCAAAGTCATGTTAGTCCTTATGGTTAGGGGCTCATCGTAGTAATATAGGCGCGAAATAAATTCAAACCGTCTTTTTCTTTTGGTTGGCGTACCACGTTAATGCTTCCCACGGTAGAATGAAGTAGTTGGTTTCTTGTAGCATAGCCCGCAGATGTTCAATCGACTGTTGGCGATGGTATTGACGGGCCCTCAACAAGAACGCGTCAAAGCGTTTCTTGGTAACGTTGTACTCGTATTCGGGCAGCTCTTGTTTATAGCGTTTCAGTTCGCTGTAATGCCATGCTCGCAAATGCGCGAACAAACGTTTGAGTTCTTCATCGGCTGTCATAGCAAACAAAAAAGAAAGGGACATAAAAATAGGAGAGCCCGAAGGCTCTCCCGTTATGCCGTTACAGCGATTTGAAGTGCTCGGTCATGTCGACGTAGCGATCGAAGTGTTGGTCTTCAGTGCCGGGCACTTTAACGAACTGGTTATCGTCGTAAGTGCATTGACCGTGTTGTACTTTCAGCACCGAGATCACGCGGCGGCGCCAGCCTACGCGGAACATGCCCTTATCGGTATCGAAGATGAACCAGTCAGCCGCATAACCACGTTCACTGTAGTTGTTGGGCACGACCACCGAACCACGAACGTCCACGCCTGCAGCTTCGATGGCTTCGACCATTCGCTTACGTTCGGTTGCCGTTGCCCGATCCACCATACAGGTCGGATGGATGTAACGGCGGGCGGCAAAGATCAACACATCGTCCTCTCGCACGACATACCGATTCCAATCTACCAACTCACTCCGATCAGCATACTGCTTGTGACCCGTCGCATAACCCTTACGATTGCGCACCTGCGGTTCACCGCCACGCGCTTCAGTCGGAGTGAGATCAATAAATCGATCGCTGCGTAGCACCGTGGTCATGTACATCTTGAGTTCGGCGCGACCGTCGGGTGTCCTTTGGATGAGTTCCCGGACTTCAGCCAGCGTCTTCCCGATTACGTTGGAATCCGCTGGATACTCGAAATCATCCATGTGATTATAGGTCACGATCCGGCAGTCGTGCGATGTTCCGATTGACCACGTTTTGCCACAGTGGTCGCAGGGAATATCCGCTGGTGGCAGAACCGCGAGTCCGCCGAGGGTCCTCTCCCACTGCCACTGCGGTTCGTCAGCGAGATTATAGAAGAAGTTATTGAATTCTTCCGGAGTGTGAACCGTTTCTGCGTATTTGATCTTGTCCCAGATCTCGCGTACCCGCGGCGGCGTACCTTCGAACTCTCGCAGACTCAGCCGCATGCAAGAGCCACTATAACTAAGGGACCACATACCCGCCACGATGAATTCACGCATCGAGGCCGTTTTGACTTTATGACCATAGTCGCTACGAAGTTGCGCGATCTGATTCAACCCTTCCAGCCCACGTTCACGGATAGCGTTATGAATCTGCACCGGGTCGTCAAACCAAGGGTGGTTCGACACGTAATTGAGATTGACCTGTTCTACTTTCATGTGATATCCTTGTTTATTATTGGTTATGTTAGCCGATCGGGTATTGTTCACACATCCCGAAAATGGTTTGGCGATACGACGCTTTCTTCTTGGTCATTGCGGCCACGCGATCACCTTCACTGCGGTGCTCGTCCTTGACGTAGAGCACATACCACGGCGCCTTCCAGTTATCGACCCCTTCGACTCGCAGGTCACCTTCTTGCTGCTGGTAAGTGCGGTGGCGGAACCTCAGCGAATGCAGTTCGTCTTCACTGAAAGGTTTATCTCCCGCGTGCTTTTGCATATACTCACGCAGTGCCGCCAGTGTCGCCGGGATCTTCTCGGTGGTTTTGAATGAAGCCTGCACACTGCCGACATCGCAGCGAATCTTCATCAGTGGAGCTTTACGAACAGTTACCACAAGTTTCCTTTCTTGTTGGTTATTTGATGTTTTTGATGGGGGTAGAGGTGGGGCGTTTAAAGAACGACAAAATACATAGGGCGGCTTGGCCGACTTCGTCTTCCATGAAGTCGTAGTCTTCCGAATCGAAATTCGGCTTCGGCACGATATCCATGTCGTAACCTTTCAGATGGCGATCTGCTAAGATCACGCGAATACCGCCTTCGAGCTTACGAGAGAACACCCAGACGATCCGGCCGATGTCCGCTGCGGCGATTCGTAGACACGATTGCGGACCCAAATGTGAAGCCGATACCACTAAGTTACAAGGCATCTCATGTGTCCCATTTTGAATCTGCAATGTCAGCATGTGTACTACAGCTTCCGCTAACATTAAGCTCGTGTCTTTACGAATTGTTATCATAGCTCGATCACCTTTTCTTTAACCGAAGAGAAAACGAAACATTCGTTTTAAAACCGTGGTGTTTTGTTGCGAGATCTGCTGAGCGAGTTGTTCTGCCTCACTTAAACCATCATTCGCACCGAGCGCATATCCATCCAGAGCCGCTATTTTCAAAGTGCGAAGCAGATCATTCTTGGTAAGTGCGAGGGGGATGCTAGGGTCCCGATCCTTGAATAATCGATCCACAATCTTTGCTGCGGCTAAGGTGCACCGATTATCAATGTCAAGCTTGTCACGCAACCCATGTCCTTGTGCCATTTAACGCTCCGTTTTCTTGATCAGCCCTTTGAGCAGACCGCTGGGTTTGACGTCCTTGACGAACTGGGTGGCGTTCTTGTCACCTCGTTTGACTGGGCCGTGGGCACCCTTGACCACGCGCAGGGTACTGTTACCGACCTGATTTCTCTTTTTACGTCGTTCCGTACGGTTTTCGAAAGGATCGAGATGCCGAGGTTCAGCGAGCACCATCGTCTCAGTCGGAAACGAAGCCATCAGTGCCGCGAACATCACCGCCATTTTACCGGATGGGATTCGATGGCCAGCGTGAATGTCACTGATAAGAAGGGGCTTCACGGTAGGTTTATGGACCAAACGGTGAATTACCATGACATCGGGTTGGGCAGGATCAACTCCCATTACGATTGGAGGCGTCCAGGTGTCATTCTTAACCCCGGCCGTCTCGAAATCGAACGCGATCTTTCCTTCCCCGAGCGGCTCAAGCATGATATCTCCAAGACTGGGTAGGCACACCCTTGACATCTCTTCGAGAGTTTCCCGCAGGATGTGTTCAGGCGAGGGGTAGACATCGACCTCTCCATACGCCCGCACAGGGGCATTGTAATCGATCGTTACGTCAGGACGAATGGGTACCACTTTCTTATCGTCATCGCTCATGGTGATATCCTGTTGTTAATTATTTCGGTTTGTAAACGTCGCTGGTGACTTCGGTACGGCCTTTGACGAGAAACTCGTACACCGCTTTTGCGGCAAGATGATGCTCGTTGTAAGCGAGGCAAATGCAGATGGCTTCGTCGGTCGGAACTCGACCGCGTTTTTCATCGTAGTACGTGGTGGTATCGGTACCCAGCACGACATCGATTCCGTCTGTCACACGGTTTTGCTTTACCCAAGCACACGCCTTAAACGGTTCCTCAGTCGTCTGGAAACGATAGGCGGATTGACCACCCAGTGTGGCTGCGCGAGCCATGACATGGGTGCCGCGGTTCAATGTCCCCTCGTGTTGTTCCCACTCATGCATCAGCAGATTAAACACGGCTTCGCTGATTATGAGACCGTTGTCTTTTGTTATTCTGAACATGGTTATTCCTTTTTGTTGTCTTGAGTCGGGGGCGGAAGTTCTTTGACTTCACGGAGATTTTGTTCCATCGAGTTGAATAGATCTTGTTTCTTTTGTTTACGGCCTTTGATCTGTTCGCCTAAGAAGTCAGCTAGTTTTACTCGGCCCTCAATCTCCGGCGTATCTTGGTCAAACACATCGCGCAATGTCCCAAGACGAGTGTCCATGGTGACCTCGACATTGGGTGAACCTGACGAAGAGTGTTTATGTTTCCCACGCCGCACCGTCAGGTACTCGGCGCCCTCAATGAAATCAACGCTGTGGACCGGCATATCGGCGATATCGGTACAGGAGTCTACAATCATTAAGGGTTGCTCAGAGCTTGGATTGTAGGGGTGAAGATTCTCCAACAACTGTCGCTTGAAAAAGTCAGGCGTGTTACGTGCAGCAGTGAAGGCTTCCAGTAGCGAGGAAAACCTACCTTTGTCCACCAGTTCTTGCAGTGCGATTTTGATGAAATTGGAGTTCGTGGCTCCATCAAAGAACTGGTTCATCTCCTCTTCCGTATATGTATCATTGCGAGGTGCCCGGGCCGTGACGAACTGGATGTTTTTGTCCTTCACGAATTGCCGCATCCATTCATACAGAGCTTTGATATCATCACTCATGATCATTCTCCTTAACAGTGACCGATGTTCGGGAACTGCTGGTAGTTGCTGGCGTCACCGTAGATGTTCAGCGACGGGTGACGGGTGAATTCCAAAGTCACCGGCACCCGAAGCACAGGGGGATTAACCTGCACCGCCTGAAGTTGAGACGCCGTCATGGCGTACATCTCTTCGGTGACGTTGGTGGCTGGCATTTCCGCGAAGAGAACTTCCGGACAGTATTCATTACTCATGTTGCTTTCCTTTAATTGTTAGTTATGTGGTTTTTACCATAGCTTAGATGCCATGGGTGATTTTCTATTAAGGGCATACGCCCCATGACCCGCGCGGGTCATGGGGTAGCTTATGCTGCGCGCAGATGATGCGGGGGATAGACGACTTCCTTGCGTTCACCGCGACTGTTTTCGGGGGAACGCCATTGTTGTAACAAGCCGCGAATGATGAATTGGTTTTCGGCCAACATATTCACGACTTTCTTCGCCGGGTTGGGACATTTACGCAACTCGGCCAGGAACTTGATCTTGGTCAAATGATCGAGCCACATTTCGAGTGCGGCTGGATCGTCTTGCGTCCACACTGGCGGATGCACCGTCGCCAGATACTGCTGGGGTTCCAGCAGCGTATGTTCAGTTTGCTTATGCTCGACCCACACAAACATCGTCACTTCATATCCCGGCACACACATCACGCAGTCTCCAGTTCAGGTGTTTTGAACAAATCCATGATCTTCTGCTCGCCTTTAGGCGGGTCTTTTGGGCGGAGATCACCAATGTAAGCCACCATTCGATTTTTCTCTTCACGTGGGTGACCCGGCAAGTAGCTGTCAGTTTCCCAAGCGATATGCATCTTTTTATCGACATTGTCGAAAAAGTTGAACGGACCTTCCAGAATGGTGGTCTCCTGCCCATTCAAGCCAGCAAACTCGCCGACTTGGTTATACCAGACATAGACTTTCCCTACTTCATACATTCGAGCTTCCTTCCGTAGTTTGGACGGTTTGATACTCTTGCGCCAGTTGATTGAGCATTTTCTGCTTCTCATAAAAGAGGTCACTGGCTTTCTTGTTTTCTGCCACAATGTGGTCAAGCCACCAGCCCGCTTTTTCGTATGCGTCGCGGACTTCTTGCGTTTTCATGTTACGGGTCAAACGATCGATCAGCTCCAGCGCATCTTGAATACGTTGGTGTTCGCTAGGACGCATCCCAAAGCCGTCAATGCCGATGCAGTGCGTGCGAACCATGATGAGTTGCAGGGAAGCCACCCCATCGTTCAGTACAGCAGCCACCCCATCGTCCGGCTTGAAGTAATCGGTGTACGCAATCGAGCCCGCATACATGCGATGCATCAGCTTATTCCAATCGTCGAAATTGCCGACTTGGTTAACGATGTGCTCCATGCAGGTACGGGCCATATCACTGGCCTTCTTGACGAAGCTATTGGGGTTCATGAAATCCCCGACCACCAAAGGCGTGTGCGGGAATGCCGTCGCGATGCGGGAGGCAACCGCGGTCGGACGGGTTTGAGGCGGTTTGGGTTTACGGGATTTTTTGGAATTACCAGCCATGGTTATTGTTGGTTGTTGGTTTGTGAGAAGAAAGGAGAGTCCTAGTTATGGCTCACTGTCGTGATATAGTCGTAAAGTTGCCTAGAACCATTCTCTGTCAACAAGATAGAGGTTGCTATAAAAAAAGAACCATACGCCCCAACCCCCCAACCGCAAGGTCGGGAGGTTAGAGGTTAGGCGTTCAGGATAGGCTGGGGTTCGTCTTGCTGATCCTTTTCGAACTCGGTTTCGATCGCCCAGATACCGGCGTTGACGTTACGCTTGAGCAGCTCGATGTCCGGCTTATGGCCATCGCCATCTTGCCAGCGGAGTTGCTCGTAGTACGTCGCCTCGGCTTGATGTTGGAAGCTGTCGTTCTTGTTGACCGACAGACTGCCTTTCAAGACTGGATAGGACGAAATATCTTCTTCCGTGCCCGTGTCAACGACCTTGGCGGTGAAACGCAGTTCGACCAGCGGTTCCGGATCGTGTTCTTCCGTCACATGGTGCGGGGTGACGACCTGGCCTTTTGGAGTCAGCCAGGTGCGATGCGGGTGGCGCAGGATTACAGGCTGGTGCAGGGCTTTCTTCATGGTTACCTCACGTTAAGGTGCTTAGTTCGCACTCTATATTAGTCTTCAATAAAAAACACCATAATGCGTTCTTTTATATTTTTTAATTTCTTGACCGCAATAAAAGATATCAATACGGCACGACGTCGGTAGCGCGCGGGGTGAGCGGCCACGTAGCCCAAGGATCAGGCGTGTCGATGTATGGGTAGAAGATTCGATTGGGTCTAGGATCGATGGGTTCACCCCCTACGATGGAAGAAATCGCTTCTGGGTATTGACGGATGTGGGTGTATGGGATAAATACCGGGGTGTATTCCGCGTGCCAATAGCCAAAGGTGTAGCGTAGGCACGAGTCGTTACCGTACATGTTCGCTTGTAAAAACAAGCGGTGCATT